AAAGAACAAAGCCTCTGCAACACGCAAAGGCTTATTAAGAAAAAACAAACGAACTAACTTACCATTGATTAGCACAAGAACCAGATGATCACTGCACCATACGTAACAACCAAGTACGCACAGAACAAGTAAAACCCCGTCACTAGCACAGGGTTATTGTTCTTCCCCGTAGCGATGTCGATCACTAAACCAAAGAAGCTTAAGATCATCATCACTACCATCAATGATTCGACCCACATAGGTACAACTGCAACAGCTATGGGTTCAACCTTTTCTTGAAAATACTTCCTTTGAAGCATGTCCTGGTACTCTTCATCCGATGCCTTCTCTAAGCAGAACCCTCGTTCATTAGGCCCGTTGCATCCCTGCTGATTGCATGAGTCACAAACATCAACTACATCTTCTGCATCATATGCATAGATAAAGTCCTCATCTTCTAGCTCTACAGTATCGCAATCAGAAACATTCTCGGCCCAGTCACTCTCGACTAAGTCTATAAAAGCACAGAAGCACTCTTCTTTACCACAACCAGCACACAGCACATCTTCACAGCATCCGCTTACAGAACCTTCACACTCATCTAACACTTCAACTTCTGTAAACTCTGAATTATCTCCGCAATTGCAAAGATAAGATTCGTGATTACAAACCATGCAAACAAATACAATAGACATAATAAAACTCCTTGATCTATAAACAAACACAGCTACCTACAAAGCGTAAGTAGCTGAATGCCGGACTTGGAACCGTTACATGACCTAGATCAGATCACATAGTGCATTACTCCCCTGTCGAGGAGTCCTCTGCAATTGTTTAGTCAGGGCTAGATACCCACACCCTTACAACTGCACCATCCCCACGTGCAGCATCGCAGTACACACAGCCATCATGGAAAGCACACGAAAGCATTACTCCAGTCTTTGATGTTTCAGCTACTTGTTTTGGGTAGCAACAAATAACTCGATCTATCTTAACCTCATAGCGATCATTCAATATCCGAACTGCATCATCTACAAGCATGTCATCGTCGAAATATTTAATACCTATAATTTTTCCATCTTTACCACCATGAGTAATGAATACAACACCTTGATCTGTATCTAACAAAGACCAAAGCGGAACATTGTTTCCATCCTTTAGATCAGCTTCCCCGATCACATGACACACGGTATATGATTCATTAGGTAATTTTAAACCTTCTTTAGTAACTGGAAACTTATGAGCTACCTTAACTTCAGCTATTACCTTTGGTTCTGACTTGCTAATTAACCAATAAGCCCCACTAGCTTGAGCACTTACTACCAACACCAACAACACATTCAAGGCGATTACATTTCTCATATCGAACTCCTTTATATTTCAATTCAGTACGTAACAATTCAATTCAACACACACCACACACTCAACTACACAAGCAGTTAATAAGGGGGGATGGGGGTGTCAAATCAGTTACATATACAAAGGCAAATATGAGGGCAGGCCCGTTTGAATACGGGGGTGCTGTAAACTTTGGTAGGAACAAGTAGGAAGTAATTTAGCTTTAAGAGTTGGGAGTTACACCGGCGGCATTACCTAGCCCTGTTAGTTCATCTCTCCGGTTTTTTAAAAGGTTGCTAATAGAAGTATCGCCGCTATTTTCTTGAAACTGGTCAAGATGCTCTTTTGGAACGTAGTCATAGATGTGCTGTTCGATTCTGTTTAAGTCCTCACCATTTTTTGCAGCGTGTATCATCCCGACAAAAGTAAAGCCTTTATACTTTTCATCTAGCGTAGAATTAGGATCTGCTAATCCGTGTACATAAGCAAGCTGTTCATGTTCACTTTTCACCCGATCTGCTTTATCTGCATCATATATTCCACCATTTAAACTTGAACCTTCCTCAGTGGATTCTCTTCTCATGGGTAAAGGTACAATAACATTTCTTCCGTTTGGCCCTTTCACTGTTTCATACGCTGTGAAGGTAAAAAACTTTTGCGCTCTTTCATACCGACCCAAATAAAATTCTTCTCTTAAACGTTTATCATAAATTTTGAAGTCTTGTTCACTCATAGACTCCCGAAGCTCTTCAGCCATTAAACCTCGAAGACCTTGTCTTGCATGTTCACTTCCCATGTAACGTTGAAAAGCTTTATTTACCCCTCCCGCACTTTCGATCTCACTCGCTTGTCCATTCGCATACATCTGTTTCTTCCACTCTTTAAAAATCACTCTATATAAATCCGTTTTTATTCTTCCTTGGTGATCAAAGTGCGAACCGCTGTATTTACTTATTACATCTGCTCTAGGCCCATGTTTGTTTAAGTTAGCTTGATAGTTTCTTAAAGCTTCCCAATCATGTCTACCAGGGTCTGACCATTTAGCTCTACGCTCATCTCCTTTCCCCGATTCTCTTGTGGACTCACTAGCAATGTCTTGTATGTCCACTCTTGCGACAACCCTATCTAAAGTGCTACCCATTCCACTTGCTGTACTTTCTAAACTAGCCACCATTTCTGTAGCTGTATTACAAATTGATAGCCAGCTTGTTCTTGCTCGACCTGACAAACTTGCTAGAGATATCAACGCTTTTACATGACGTGCGTTGTAAAAATCATCTTTGCCATTAATTTTTTTATCAATATCTTTGAGTGCGGCTTTGAATAAATTCCCAAGTAATATGCTATTATCTTTAATTATCAAACCATCTACTGCCGCTTCTATTTCTTCTTTTCTTTTATCTCCTTCTTTTCTTACGCTATTACGTAGTAAACGAGAACGGCGAAAATTAGCCTTCAAATTTCCCCCGTGATAGTGCATCAAACTTCTAGCTTGTTTAAACGCAGCAGGGTAAATACTTTCATTACTTGCTAATTTATCATCCGCATGTTTCATTCCCGCTTCTCTTAAACTCTTTTCATCCTTTAGTCGAGTGTCTAAAGCACCTTCTTTTTTTGTATCAATCGGTGTTGACTCAAGAGTTTTTTGGTCTTGTAAAAGTTTCTTGATGGGCTCTACCCCAATCCCTGCACTGTATATACCCGGAATCCCAGTAAATACAGGGATGGATAAAAGTCCCTCTTTACTAGAAATGTTGACAAGGTCTAAACTATCTTTAAAAGAACCAATTTCAGCCATTGAATGTTTTACAGTCCATGTTCGCATATCTTTAACTAACTCGTCAGGAAGTACGTTATCTCCAAAAAGTCCTTTCCTAGCATCTGATTGTGTTTTAGTAATATCGTTTCGCACTTTCATCATTACTGAATCTACAAATATATTTTTTAAATTTTTAACTTTGTGAGGGTCGAGGTCTTTTTTTTGATCTTCAATAAGTTGTGCTGTAGCTTTTTTAATATCCTCTTTCCTTCCTTCAATAGCCCTTTTTAAATCCCCTGACCCTTGTAATTCTTCTAGCCATAAACTTACTAAAGATTGTTTGATTCCATCTTCTTTTAGTATGGTTGCCAACTCACTAGCGGAGTATCCTGTTATTCTTTGCATTGCTATTGAGTTATTACTTTTTAAAAGGTCATACAACTTTTTTATCCCTAGTTCTCCTGAGGATCTAAACATGGATTTAAAGTTTGTATCTCTCACAACATTAGCGTGGATTTTCATTTGCGCTTCAAAGACACTATCCGCAGTTTTGGTATCCGCTCTAGTTCCGTTTCCAACCATATCAAATAACTCTACGTGACCTTTGCTCCTTAGCTCTTTAGTAATGCCACCAGAATTAGTTGGGTTAATGTTTTTAGAAATGTACGCTTTTAATGTGCTCACCGATGGCCCACTTGCTAATAAAGACACTAGTCCGGAAACGAAACGGGAAGGGTCCATGCTTGTTCCGTACTGCGGTTTTTTTGGGCCGTCTAATTTTCCTTCTGGATTTTCAGCTTTATGATTTCTGGTAAAGGTTTTATTCTTTGCATCTGCTGAAGCAAAAACCGATTTTACATCTGCTGTAAATCGAGCAATATTTGCAGCACCGGCATGATTATCTCCCGTTATCTCTTTTAGCCAAGGCTCTAAATGCTTGGCTCTTTTCCCATCACTGTCTGAGTTTAGTAGGTTCTTGATCGCACCTTGTCTACTAACGTTGGCTGTTCTCCAAGCTTCAAAAGTTTTTTGGTTATATTTATCGGGCATTGCTATTATTTGATTAAGCCTGTTTTTGACCTCAGAAGAGCTATAATTGTCCGAATGTAATGCTCTTACTAACTGCTCTATTTGGTTTTCATAATTCATAAGTACACCATTTCCTCTTGTATCTAAACTCGTTATATCTCATAATATCAATAATAAGGATCTTTATTATAAGGTATACATATGGCAAAACGTAAGCGTAAATTACGGATCCCTCCTGACCAAGCTTCAGACAGGGACCTGTCAACGCTTTTATCCTACGGTCCCTCTTTTCTTCCGTATGTAGCTGCATGGACTGATTCAAGAATTGAACAGGTCCGGAACTACAAGCATTGGATCTACATTGCTATCCGTACCATAGCCCGCCAAATTGCTTCCCAAGTCCCTAACGTTTCATGGACATTTCACAACTCCCAGTCAGTCCCCCGTTCCAACTTCCTTAAAAACAAAGCATTAATCCCCCTTCTAACCCATGAAGACTTAGAACCTGTACCTGACAAGCACCCCCTGCTTCGGCTCCTCAAAGATCCCAATGACCCCGATACTTCCTATGACCTTTGGTACGAAACCATTTTGTTTCACCACTTAACCGGCATTGCGTATTGGTGGATGCCTAAGAACAAATTTGGACTCCCCGCCGCTATTTGGGTAGTACCCTCCCATTGGATGTGGCCTATCGTAGGGCAAGACAAGCTTATCGAAGGATATGAGATCCGTCCTATCGAAGGCAATTACTTCCGTAAGTTTCTTCCTGTAGATGAGATCGTCGTTTTCAAAGACAAGTCCCCCATTTCAAAGATAGATGGATTCTCCCCCTTAACGGCTGGTGCTCAGTGGGGCGATACGATGGACATGATCAACCGATCCCGTTGGCATGCCTACAAGAACGGTACGTTCCCTACGGTAGCTGTTCAATTCGATGGAAAGTTTCAAGACCCTTCCGATGAAGACTTGAAAAGGATTGAAGCTAAATTTATGTCACGCTACACAGGCGAGACAAGAACCAACCGGCCAATGTTTCTACCTCCTGGTGTTTCAGTTAACCCTTTGTCCTTAGGCATTAACCAAATGCTTTTTGGTGAAACTGCAACCGAGGTTCGAAACAACATTCTAGCATTGTTTGGTGTACCGTCTTCTGCTGCCGGATTATCTAATGATATGTCTTACGGTTCAGTTATGGCTTCCCATGCTGCCTTTATGCAGCAGACCATTAACCCTATCCTTAGATACTTTGGTCAGGTCATCACCGAAAAAATAGCAAGAAACTACGATGATTCTCTTAAGGTTTGGTGGGAAGACATTACTCCGCACGATCCTGAGTTGGTTGAAAAACAAATTCAAACAGACCTCATGTGCGGCGCAATTACACCAAATGAAGTGCGTATTATGAGAGGTCGTCAACCCTATCCTACCGACTGGGGTAACACTCCGATCCTTCCTGTTAACGTTGCGAGTAGTCCTATGGGCGGTCAACACGCCCCTGTCTCCGCTCCTTTATCCAATCCTAATGATAATAAAGAGGTATAGTCATGGGTAAATTTGAACTTCCAAATTCGATAGAAACAGCTAGTCCCGATGTAATTCGGTCATTCATAAGGGACCGTAAAAACTACCAAGCTAAGGAAACCCGTAAGCTTGGTGCATTTCCTATGCCTGCCGAATATATTCGAAACATGGCTCATACTCTAGGGGAGTCTAGCTCTTCTTTACTGGGCCTAGATGCTAATGACGCAGAAGATCCTAAGGTTGATACAACTCGAATGACCGCACGTTTTGTAATCACAACGGCATCTAAAGATCGTCATGGTGATATCGTATTGCCGAGAGGTTGCGTATCCCATCTTAAAAACTACACCCGAAATCCCCGTGTATTTTTTGCCCATAAAACGGACGACCTACCGATCGCCTCCGCTAGGGATCCAGACGGCAATCTTGCTTTAGAGATATATGATGACCGGATTTACTCCACCGCTTATTTCCATGGAGAAACCCGTGAGTCCGAACTAATCTTCCGATTGATTGCCCGCAAAGAATTACAAGCGTCTTCTATTGGCTTTTTGCCTATTAGGGCAACGTTTATTGAATCAGAGGATGAAGACCTTATCGACTTAGAGACTGGCGAAGACATTATCGACTTCCGTTCGGACAGTACTAGGTCTATGCCTTGCCTCCGATTCCTTGAGTGGGATATGATCGAATGGTCTGTAGTCCCTATCCCTGCAAACCAAGACGCTTTAGCTGCCCACCTCTCCCGTGGACATATCGAAGGAGAAAAAATATCCCCTTCCGTTCGTAGGGCTTTATCTCATTACATGCCCAAAAAAACAAAAACAGTTGTATCGTTTAATGAGCCTTCTTCTCTCCCTACTAAAGCGGTTGAAGTTAACCACAAAGACACGAATGTGGAATGGGATGGGCCTGTTCAAAAAGAGAACGCTTCGTTATCGGAATACAAACAAATGACCGCATGGTTTAATGGGAAAGACTCCAAAGACAAGTCTTCGTTTAAGCTTCCTCATCACGATCATAAAACCCTCGATACCGTTTGGGAAGGTGTCCGAACCGCAATGGCTGCACTCTTAGGGACTCAAGGCGGTATTGAGATTCCAGAATTACAGCGGATTGAGGTTTACAATCATTTAGCAAAACATTATAAAGAATACTATATACCCGCTCCCGAATATCGTTTATTATATTCTATAGAAGAATTAAAAACTTTATTTCCGGACATTGATTTTAAGGAGCTTGTAACCGTGAATACAGAACAACTAAAATTTAAAAAAGACTTAGAAGCCCTTGTAGCCTCGCCTACCCAAGGTAAGTCTAAGAAAAAAGAAGACGAAGATGAAGACAAGAAAAAAGAAGTAGACGATGACGATGAGTCTGCTAAAAAGGGCGAACCCGAAGATGATGATGACGAAGTTGATGTTAAAGACAAAGCTGCCAATGAAGATGAAGACGACGATAGTGAACAAGACGGCAAAAAAGCCAAGTCTGAAGATTCTGATGATGACAAAGAAGATGAAGGCAGTGATGAAGATGAAGACGGTGATGACGACAAAGACCCTGACGAAGATACTGAAGTTGATACAAAAGATGTACTGAAATCTATGTCTGAATTAATGCATTCCATGCATGATTGTTCTACCGCTCACACCAATCTTCTTACCAGTCTTCACGACAAGATGGATCATTGCATGAACGCTTTGACTCCAAAAGAAGATGAAAAGCCAGAAGAAGATGAAATGAAAACCATCCTCAGTGCTCTTCTTACTTTGAAATCAAATCAAGACGCTCTTAACAAGCGTTTATTTGAAGCAACAGGTAGAAGGTAATGGCTAGTTTAAAAACCAAAAAACCTTCTGGTGATTGTTCCGCTTGTTCTTTTTGGGAATCCCAAGATAAGCAAGTTGGCGAATGCCGTAGGTTTCCCCCCGTTCTTATTTATTCTGTGCCTGGAAGTCATTTGCTTCCAGATGGCAGGATAGGAATTTTTCCTTCAACTTTATCCACCACTACCTGTGGTGAATTTAATTTTTTAACCCCCCTTTAAGGAGCCTTTCATGGCCGCAGAGAAGAATTTGAAACCTGTACTGGATGCCATCAACACCATTACAGAAACACAATCAAAGTTTAATACCAAGTTGGAAGAAATCGAAGTAGGCTCCAAGTCTGTTCGAAACAATTCCACCCTCAACGCTCCTCACGTGCGTAAGGGCGAAAACTCCATGGGTTCAAGAGGCTACAGCTTTGTTAAGTTGTTCGGTCTTTTGAGAGGCGAACTTTCCCCCGAAACCGCAAGGGTTGAATGGGAAATGGCTCAAAACCTTCAGAAACTTTATGTTGATCGCCTTGGCTATGCTAAAGCGCACACCAATACCGTAATGGCTCCATTCGGCTCTGCCTATATCGCTGAAATCCCCGGTGAAGAAGGCTTCGCTAAAGAAATCAGGGAAATCGTTTCCGCTGGTATTACCGGCTACGATAGAGAAGAAGTTCGTGGCATCCGTGCTAAGAACTGGGGCGTTCAAAAAGCCATGTCTTGGATCGACGAAAGTCAAGGCGGTGCATTAGTTGCTCCTCCTATCCAAGGCGAACTTATTGAACTCTTGCGTAATAACGAAGTGTTCATGAGTGCTGGTGCTCGCACCATTGCTATGCCACCAAATGGACGTATTACTTTCCCACGTCAAACCAATGCAGGAACAGCTTACTGGGTTGGTGAATCCAGTGCAGTTCAAGACTCTACCCCTGCAACAGGTGACGTGCTCTTGCAAGCTAAAAAGCTCGGTATCCTTTGCAAAGTTCCAAATGAACTTTTCCGATTTAGTTCGGTATCGGTTGAAATGTTTTTACGTGAAGACATTAGCCGTGTACTTGCTCTTCGTCTGGATAAGTCATTGTTGGAAGCTGTTGGTTCAACCAATGAGCCTAAAGGTTTGATCAATTATGCTGGTATCACCAAGCATACCTCAAGCACTGTAGGTGCAAACGGTAACACCTTCACACCAGAAGATGTTGCAAACATGATTGGTAAAGTCGAAGAACAAAACGCACAGTTTAAGTCCTTCGTCATGCGTCCTCTTATGTATGCTGCAATCGCAAATCGTCGTGCTGACGCTGTTAGTGCGAACGACAACAAGGGACCATTTGTGTTCAATATGTTCCGTGAACTGAACGCAAATATCGACTTCTCAAGAAGCACCCCTGGCAATTTGTACGGTCACCCCGTATTTAAGAGCACCCAAATTTCTGCTGGTCGTACTAAAGGTAGCGCAAGCAATCTTTCCTACGTCCTCGGTGGTGATTTTGCTGATTACCTCATTGCTATGTCGGGTGCGATTGAATTCCAAATTTCAACACAAGGTGACACACCATTTACTACCGACCAAACGTGGTATCGAGGGATCATGTATTGTGACGGCGCACCACGCCATGAAGCATCTTTCGTAATGTGTGACAACCTTTTGGTATCCTAATAACCTTTGATCTTTGCCCAGAGACTAATAATCTCTGGGCTTTACTACCCTAAATATAAGGACCTTTCACAATGCCAGCTACATTTATTGCCGATCTAAAGAATCAAGGTATGGGCGCAGCAACCATTGCACCCGTTACCGCACCCGCATCTACCGTTACCGGAGCTACTGTTGACATGCAACTATCTGACGGAGTCGTCAATGTGTTGCTAGTTACCGGAACCCTTTCTGGTGGCACAGCCCCTACCCTTGCTGTCAAAGTACAAGAGAGTTCAGACGATTCCGTTTGGACAGACCTTAAGTCTTTTGACACCATTTCTGGTGCTGACCTTAGTGGCCAGTTCCAGTTCTTGGGTAAGCTTCTTCGTAACAAACAGTACCTTCGTGCTGTTGCAACAGTAACCGGTGCTCCAACCGCTTTGCCCTTGTCTGTTGTAATCATTGCAGGCAAGAAAATTGCAGGCACTGGTAATGGTGCGTTAGTTAGCTAAGCAGTAAACTTCAACCCCGGATATATCATGCTCACTAGCCTCCCACAGCTTAAGGCATTCTTAAATATTCCGGGGTCTGATACTGCCCAAGACCGCCAAATCAAAGCAATCCAATCTGCTGCCGAATCTATCGTTTTGTCTCGCATCAAACGAAACATAGAAAAAAACACCTACACCGAATACTACGCTGGTAACTCGCAAAGATCGATTGTACTTCGCAATCGACCCGTCCTTTCTATTCAAAGTATTAACGAAGATTTTAACGCTTATAACGGAACACGTGAAAGTTCTTTTCTTCCTGCCAGTTTATTAACCCAAGGTTACCATTACGTTTTAGATGTAGACACGGGAACAACCGAATCTAAGTCTGGGTTAGTCATTCGTATCGGTGGTGTTTGGATGGAAGTAGGGAGGGTTTACTTCCCCGGCAAATTGTCAGCGGAAATAGGGCCTACCTACGGCAATCTAAAAGTCAGCTACACCGCTGGATTTGAAGAGGTTCCTCAAGACCTCCAATATGCCGTTTGTCTTTTAGTTTCTTTTATGCGTCGTAATGTAAATGTTGGTGGGGTTTTAGCATCCGAAAAAATTGGGGATTACGAATACAAGTTATTTGATCCTTCATTGAATGCAACTAATCCTATGATTGCTTCTGTGGATCAAATCCTTACAAGATATAGGGAGCAATCCCTGTAATGTTTTCAACGCACCTTCTCAACCAATTGATAACTCTTGAACGACCTTTGATAACGATTGACGCTTCAGCCGGATCAAAAAGGGAAGTTTGGGAACCCGTACCCGACGCTGTAAACATTTATGCATCTATTCAGCCTGTTTCTAGTAAGATTAGACAAGAGTATGCTTCCCGCCAAATAGTAATTACCCACCGTATTTACCTTAGCTCGGATCTTAAATCTAAACGTGGGGATCGTATAAGACTTGTAGGCAGCGAAACCTATTATTTAATAACCGGATTTTTTAATCAAGCGGGTAAGAATTCCGTCTACATGATTGAGGGACGGGAGGTTGTTCCCTAATGCCTCTTCCCCTTCCAACCCTCACTCTCTCTCGAACTAACGCTACGTCTTATGGTTGCGCTTTAACTTTTCCTGCTGGGTATACTTGTGATCTGTATGTTCGCACGACAGATAACCTTAGTAGCCAATATTATTATTTTGCATCTATCTCCGCTTCTGGGGTTATAAACGTTACAGGAAGAAACGCATATTCTTACCAGCAAATTTTTGCGATAACTAAAGACGCTCAAGGGTCAATATCTTTACCCGCTTTTTCTTCTATAGACTTAAACGAACCTGACTCTATTCTTAGTGCCATAAAAAGTAAGTGGTACTCCAACTCTGCCCTGTTAGCAAAGTTCCCCGGAGGGTTGTTTGCTAACGAAGCTCCCGAATCAATAGATAAAAAAGCACTTGTGATGCCTTATGTCATTGTTCGAGACAGCGACAGGGACTTTACCTTTTTGATGGAGAGTCTTTATTTTGAAGGTACAAACTTAGAATTCATCTGTTTTGCGCCAGGAGCTTTCTTGGCCGATGAGTGTATCGACTTGATCCGATCCCATTTTGATTGGCAACCCATCACTTTTAAACAAGGAACCACTAAATCGGTTTCTGTCCAGCCGGTGAAGCAATCTGTTGGTTCTGAAAATTTTAGGTATAAAGATGGTAATTTAATCTATCGGGGATCTGTAACATACGATATTATAGTAACTAGGACATTATAGTTTTTTACTAAGGAGATTTTTAATGGCTACTTCGCTATCTATTTCTGGAATTAAAGCTGGTTTTAGCTGGGGTTTTTCAAAAACAACCAATGTTGGAAGTGACACTTCTAATTCCGGTTCTTTTGGCTACAGTGCTAGTCTTTCCCAAGGCACTGGTGCAAATGCAGCAAACAAATTTTACGCAGATGAAATCACCATTGCGGGTGGTGCTTCCGTAGATTTAGACCTTGCTGGTGTGTTGGTTGACGTTTTTTCAGCCACAACCACTTTTACCAAAATCCGATTAATTTATATTGAGGTTGTAGTTTCCGATGCTAGCACCGGAGACTCTATTTCAGTAGGTGGCTCAACCGCTGCTTTCTCAAGTTTCTTGGGTGATGCTACTGATAAAATTAAAATTAAGAATGGTGGCTGTTTCCAGCTTGCTTGTAAAGATGCTGCTGCTTATGCAGTGACAGCTACAACCGGTGACATTCTTAAAATCATCAACCTCGACAGTACCCTCCCCGTTGTAGTTCGAATTGGACTTGCAGGGGAGTAGTTTACTTTTTGATCTTAATCATTAACTTTAGGAGTATTTTTAATGGCTACAGCAATTTCCGGTTTTCGTGGTCGTGTAACTGTTGCAGGGATTGCCCCAGCATACGCTGAGAGTAACTTACTTGCTACCAAATGGTCTGTAACTTACAAAACTGAATTACAAGATTGTTCAAGTTTTGAAGAAGAAACGGGGGGTGCTAACGGTGCTATTACCCCGATTAGTCGATATGTTCAATCCATGTCGGATCTTGAATTCAATCTAGATGCTTTTTACGACATTGAACTTGGCATTATACCTTCGCTTAAGCCCGGTGCTAGGATTAAATGCCAATTGTATACTAATAAAGCACCTGAAGCTAAATATGGTAATTTAGCTGCTGCTAATAATCCTTCTATAACTCGTAAATTTGAGTTTGAGGCTTTGGTTGAAAACCTTACGGTTGATACCGAAGTACGTGGTGTAATCAAATACACCATCTCTGGTAAAGTATCTGGTGGTACAAGTATAACTTTGGCTTAATAATGTTTAACTTTGTTGAGGAGGCTTAAAAACCTCCTCAATAATTGAAGGGGCATTTATGGCCGTATTAATGGGATATGACGGCAGAGTGGTTTTAGCGGGTCAAGTCATGCGGGCTAATAAATGGACAGTAGACTACTCAGTTGAAACAGAAGATATGACAAGCACTCAAGGTGCTCAAGCTTCCACTGCTCAAAGAGTAGACGCTTCGGCTTACAAATTTAATACTAAATATGCCATTCCAAAGGTTTGCGATATTAGCGCAACAATTGAAGCTTTTTATGACACAATTGCCGTGAATCAAAACGGGGTAGGACGGTTCACTAATTGGATTACAGCAGGACACAGCGTTCAACCCGGCAAGGAATACCCGTTACAATTGTTTCCAAGTAAGACAGTATTACCGGGTGCTTATTGGCACTTTCAAAAATTTCTTATTACACAAATAACGATGACGGTAGAAGTTCGTGGAATCGTTAGGATGGTTTTTAGCGGGAAAAACAATCATCCAGACTATGACATAATTTTCCTGTAGGAGTTTAAAATGGCTGAGATTTCGAGAGCTTTGGGATTAGGAAGTAGTTTTGAACATGACGGTAAAACGTACACATGTTCCCCGTGGACATACAAAATCCAAGGTGAGTTTGAAAGGTATTTAGAAGATCACGCAGTTCGCATAGCAAAACGTATGCGTCAGTATTTAACAGCAGAAGAGTATTCTGACCTTATTGCTAAGACTCAAAAAGACATTGCAGAAGGTTACTATGCATTTGGATCCCCGCCTTGTATGCGAGCCATGCAGACGTTGACCCACTTTAAGAAAATCCTTTTTCTTTGTCTTACTCCAAACCATCCTGAGATCGAAATCAACATTGTTGATGAATTGGTACAGAGCCGTTTGGAAGAGATGATGAATAAGGTTGGGGAAGCAAATAACGACCCAAACCCGAATGGTCCGGAGGCAACTCAGAACCAGGCCGCCGGATAACTGTAGCAGGTATTTTTTCCGCTTTAGTTAAAGAGCCTTTCAATCTTAGCATGGAAGAGATTGGTTTATTAACTCCTTATCAGATTAAGAACGTTTTCTTTAGACCAAAAGAAGCGGACGAACCTATTGGGCAATTGCAAAGCGAAAAAGAAATCTTTTGGAAGGTTCATAGGGACTGGAAAAGTTTATCGGAAGAAGAGACACAAGCATTATGGACTAAAGGTCAAGCCGATAATCAAAAGTTCATTGATGAAGCAATTAAGAAACAAAACGAAAAACAGGGGTAATTGTCATGGCAAGTCAAGGTGACGGACACAAGAACCCCAAACTTTCCCAAGTTCCTTATACAGGACAGGAAGCTGTCCGAAAGATATTTGAGAACTTTTCTCAGATGTCCGCTTCTCTCTCCCGCTTTAGTGTTCAGCTAGATGCTATTCAAGAATCTGCCAAAACCATTGGCATCGAGTTTTCCCACCTCGCATTTATAATGCATTCCGCTAGGTCACACTTTAGTAAACCTAGCGGATCTTCATCTCCTCACCGCATGGATCGTCAATCAGATCACGATCACTTTAACCAATTCGCTTTCCGTGAACTTGGTAAAATCCGTATCAAGCAACAAATCGCAAAAGAAACAGGAACGTCAGATTCCACGAAAGACGATGCTCAGCGCCTTAAAGATCACGAACAGTTTTTACGTGACAAAGCGGAGATGACGAAGAACTATTACGAAAAAATAAAAACCGCAAAAACAACTGCGGGTACTGCCGAGTTTGCAGAAGAAGAAAAACGTCGTGCTGAAGACAAAGCCTCACATGAAAAATATCTTGCTGACAAAACAAAACTAACACAAGACTATCACAATGCGGTCAAGGCAAAGAAAGCTACCCCCGGCACACCTGAGAACACAGCGGAACAAGCTCGCTTAAAAGATGAAGAGAAGGATCATTTAGCTTACCTTGTTAAAAAAGCTGAGATGACCAAAGCCTATTACGAAAAAATAAAGACCGCTAAAAATACAATTGGAACGACAGAAAACACAGCGGAACAATCTCGTTTAAAAGACGAAGAAAAAGATCATTTAGCTTACCTTGTTAAAAAAGCGGCAATGACTAAAGACTATTACGAAAAAATAAAGACCGCTAAAAACACAATTGGAACAGTAGAAAACGCTGAAGAACAAAAGCATCGTAATGAAGATAATAAAGCCCATTTAGAATACCTTGCCCAAAAATCTAAATTAACAAAAGAATATCATGAAAACATAAAGTTAAAAAAGAGTACTCCCGGCACTCCCGAAAACGATAGTGAAAAAGATCGTTTAAAAGACGAAGAAAAATCTCAATTAGAATACCTTGCTAATAAGGCAGAAATATCTAAAAACTATTATGAAAAAATAAAAAACGCTAAAAAAACCGTTGGGACTGCCGAATTTGCGGAAGAGGAAGCACGTCGTGCTGAAGACAAAGTTGCACATGAAAAATATCTTACGGACAAATCCCAATTAACAAAAGAGTATCACGCAAGCGTAAAGTTGAAAAAGGCAACCCCCGGTACTCCCGAAAACACTTCTGAAAAAGCCCGCATAGCTGAGGGGGAAAAAGCCCATTTAGAATACCTCAATAAAAAAGCTGCCGACACCCAAAAGTATTATGCCGATGCCAAAGCTGCCAAAGCCGCTAGTTTACTAGACCCTACTAGCGACGCTTCTAAAACCGCTGCTTCAGACCAAGCGGCTTCTTTAGCCTTGTACACTGCATGGCTTCAAAAAAAGAAGCAACACTCGGAAGAATTTTATGCTGGTGAAACAGCACGAAAGAAAAAAGAAAGCCTGGTTATTGATTTAGGTACTGGCAATACAAAACAAGAAAACGATGATCTCGAAAAGATTGCTCCGTACCTTGCTTTTTTGCAGCTAAAAGTAAACAAGGCAAAAACATTTTACGACCTACAAAAAAAAGCCAGAGAATTACAAACAAAGACTGAACGAGACGAGCGTAGAGCAAAGCAAGCTCCTCTTGCAAAACCGTACCAAGACCGAAAAAACGCTGCTAAAGATGCTGGTGATACGCACACGATGATTGACGAATTTGGGGAAGATCGCATTGCCCCCTACGTTGATTTTTTATTCGCTAAAGAAGAAGAATTAAGCGCCCATTTAAGACGTATGCAAGGTATTAAAAAAGGTGGTTTTGCAGAAGATGTAAAACATACCGGTGCTGGTATCAAGAAGGATAACGATGATAGTGATTGGAAACCAAGAGAACGGATGGCAGAAAAAGAACGAGAGGCTTTAGGAGATACCCTTGGTGTATCTGCTTCTTACTCGCAGCCTTTACAAGAGTACATGTCTTACTTAGGTTTAAAAGAATCTGTTTTATCCGCACACTTAACTGCAATGGAAAGTATTAGAAACAAAGCTAAGACCCCTGAGCAACTGGAGCGTATCGAGCAAAAAAAGAAAACCAAAGAAGAAAACAAAATTAAAGATGCGGATCCTAATTATAAAAAGTCTGATGATAAAGATCGAATTGAAGAAGAAAAATCTTATTACGTAAAGTTTATTGAAGACTTACAAACTTTTTATGACAAGAAATATTCCGTTACGATGCTGGGTGAAGAACGAATGGATGGGCTTTGGTCTTCAATAAAGTCTAAAAGAAAATCCGGTAAAAAAGACGTAGATGCCATTATCAATCCTGACCCCAAAAATCCTTTAGCCCCAGAAGATAATAAGGTAGGTAAGAAAAAAAAGGGATCAAAGAAAGATAAGCAAGAATTTACTGAGGCTGTCAAACAATCTGATATTTCTGAGAAATATATCATAGTGGTTGATACCGAAACTGCATCTAAAAGTGGTACTAAGGTGGGCACAGATGAGTATTTTAGATCCGCTGAAATCATACAAGTTGCAGCTAGTGTCATTGATAAAGCTACGGGTAACGTTGTTAAAAGTCTAAATATTTTTGTGGATAAGCCAGATACTCACTCTCTTGCCGAAAATGATAAGTTTGATAATCTTCGTAATGCGTATAACGCTGCCCCTAAGGTTAGTAAAGATGAAGCTGCTACTATCTTAAGTAGTTTTCTTGATGAATTTGAAGGTAAAGAGGGTGGAATGGTTGGGGTGGCTAAAAGCTCATTTGATCAAAAACTGGGTAAAAATGCAGGCCATGAAGATGAAACTGATCCTTTAAAAAATCAGCTTAAGAGAATACTTCCTAGTACCGAACAAGAACGAAATGATTCTAGTGTTACTAAAACAGTAGATTTAGCTTCTTTATTAAAACAGTTAATTACTTTTCAAAAGAAAGCTAATGTCCTTCTGGGAAAAGACCCTCACAGCGAAATACAAGACGCTTTAAACGAAGTTCACGCAAAACGATTGGATGATGCTGAGTTTCCAGAAGATGCCAATGTTGCTAGAGCTAATGCGGCGAAAGATAAACGAAACGACTATGAAGGCAAGACCGACTTTACTATTGAGGTTCTTGCAGAACATTTTGGTGTTGAGTCCGTAGCTCATGATGCTAGCGGTGACGTAGCAGCAGAAGGGCTGGTCTTTCTTAAAATTTTAGAACAGATGCAAGCTCTTCCCGAGTCATTAGATACTAGAGGGCCTAAAACTAAAGCGGAAGACAATGCAAAAATAGATTCTAATGTTGGTGCTCTTGCTGAGTTTATGAAGGGTATTAGGGAAAATATTGGTGGTATTAAATCGCAATCAACACAAAACTTTAAAGAACGTGTTTCGGGAGATGATATTTTTGTTTCTGCTATGAGTGTGTTAGAAAGTATTTTAGCTCCTTTAGTTGGATCGTTTGCTAAATTTAAACCCGAAGATGTAAAAGATTATTATCCAAACAGTATAGAGGCACGTAATAAAGATGCTATTGAAGAGGGGCAGGAGGAGAATTTTGAAGACAATGTTTCAAGTTTAATTGATAGCTTAGGAAAACAATTAGGAATTAGTATTCCAAAACTTTTTAAAGTTATTTCTATTCATGCTGGTGAGTCAATAGAGGGGACAGGAAAAAATAAAGGTGCTTCTTATTCGGGTGCAGTCCACCGTATAAAAGAAAAAGGTAGCGATCAATTTTCGCAGGGTTTAGAGCTTGCCGTTCCTCCTAGTGCTTTTGAAAAAGGCAATGAAGCACAACTAGCACAAGTCCGAGCTTCCCTGTTAGAGGAAGTACTTCACGGACTACTGAATAAAACAGGCTCTCCTGTGAGTCTTGAAGGCGGTCAAAAAGAACTATTACAAGCAATTGTTACGTCTGGTGAAGGCGTTGATGATAATGCGTTTTCGGATACGACTACAGATTCTAATGGTAAAAAAGTTAAAAAGGGTTATTTATCCGACCCGCAAGAATTGATTATGGCGGCAGTCATTAAGATGTTTTCCGGAGCCAATATACCGGACCTTATTAAAGCTAAAGCCCCTAAAGATAAAAACGTTCAATTTGCTTTATCCACTATTAATGTTACCAAGCCTCTTCAAGCTTTTATAACCAGAGCATTTAAAAGCCTCAAAGTCCCCGTCATTTCTGCTGCCGTGTTAGGCAGTTTAATGGTAGGCATGGCTGGGGGTGCTGAAAGTAAACCTCTTGAGAGTCACATTCAAGACTCAAGGGTAGAAGCTCAAGTAGAAAAAGACCGTGTTAGAGATGTAATAGAGAAACAGGAAGAAGAGAGAGAAGTCGCTGGATTACCTCCGAGAGTAGAACCACAATCAAAGCCTATTTCAACTCCCGCTCAAGTCGAAGCAGCCAAGAAAGCAGCGGCTGCAAAACATTCTGCACAAATCCAAGCAGTAAGAAACCAGCAGCAACAAGCAGCCGCCCTTGCAGCCTTCAATGCACCTTCAATGCCCCTGACAGATACACAGGCTCCCGCAGGAGGTTTGGGTGGTGGAGCGGCTGCAAACCAATCTGGTTCTGTTGTTTTTGGTAACACCCCAACTACACCCCCGCCAAATGTAAATAAAAACGTAGCTCTTGCCGACTTACCTTTTGCCCTTGTCGACAGTGTTACTGACGGCGATACCGTAAAGTTAACGATTAAATTTGCCGACGGTTCTACCCAACAACTTAGTCTTCGTATGTACGGCTACGATGCCCCTGAGTCTAAGGGCGACAAGTGGCAAGAACAGCCCGGAGCTAAAGCAGCAAAAGCGGCGCTTGCTAAATTACTTACCAACAAAAAATTAAAGTTAAAGCTTAAAGGGGTTTCCCATAATCGTAGAGTTGGCGATTTAATTGACGCTGATTCGGGTCAGTCGATAAGTCAGCAGATGGTTGCTGAAGGTCACGGCATGCCGTACATGGTAGAGCCTCAAGATGAAGCTGCCTTTGCCGCTGCTAGAAATCAAGCAGCAAAAGATAAAAAAGGACTACACGGTCAAAAGGGCGCAGAGCCAATAGCCCCCGAAACTTGGAGAAGCCCCCGGTTAAGCCCAGAGTTTCGTCAACATCATATTGAACAATTTAATGCAGCTAACGGTATAGTCCCGACCCCTGAAGTAGTCCCTCCCCCAATTCAAATAGTCCCGCCTGTTGTCCCAATAGTTCCACCGGAAATACCCGCTGAAGTACCGCCCATAGTTCCTGTAGTTCCACCCGTAGTTCCAATAGTACCACCAGTAGTTCCAGATATACCTGTAGTAGCACCATCAGCCGTGCCTCCTGTAGTTCCACCTTCGGCTGGTCCTACTGAAGGCGGTAATTCTTCCATACCGTTTCTTGCCAAATTAATAGCTTCTATTTTTGCGCTTAGTGCGAGTGGAGCAGCATTAGCGGGATTCTACGATGTAGGTGGTACGAAAAAACAAGACAAGATAAAAGAAAAAATTGAGCTTGCGAATAAAAAACTTAACCGGTTAAGAAAAGATTTTAATGAATTATTAAGTATTAAAAAAATTAAGGTCGGAAATAAAGAAGACACGACACAAGTGTCTGGGTTGATTCTTACTACCTTAGACGACATGATCAAAGAGGCTACTAGCAAGCTAGGTTTAGAAAAAGAATTACAAGCCAATATTGACGGTAGTGACACTAGCCCTGGTATTAAAACGGCTAGTACTTATTTAAACAGTTTGATACAAAGAAAAGAAAAAACACTCAACAGTATTAATACCCCCGTAGTAAACCCTACAGCTACACCGAAACCAAAAAAGAAACCCGCAGCTACAACACCCGCAGCTAAGCCAGCGGCTGCATCTGGGCCAAAACCAGTTTCTCCTTTAGCTTTTAGTTTTCCAACTTCCACATCATCGATAGTTCCACCCGAAGCACCCGCAGCGTCTGGCACAGGAAGCGGTTCTTCCCCACAAGCTATTTCGGTTACGTGTGGAGCTTGTGGAGCGACGTACAAACTACCTATTTCGGCAGCAGGGAAAAAGGTAAAATGCCCACGCTGTAGTGCTGCAATAGAAGCATCTACTGGTAAGCCCGTTACCCCAGCTACCCCCGCTTCTACAGCAGGGTCATCGCCCGTTAATCCAGCAGCAGCAGGGTCTACAGCGGGACCTGTTCCAACAGCGGGAGCTACGACGGAACCCGTAGTAGGAACACCTCCAATAGTCACAGCGGGGTCAACTCCCGTAACCGCACCGGTAAATACAGCAGAACCCGATTTTGCAACGAAAAGAATAGATTCAAAGCTATTGGAATCTTCTACAGATGACGAGTTGGTTGCATTGCTTGATGGGATTAAAAAATACGCAAGTGAAATATTAAAAAATGGAAAAGCAACGGCTAACCCTTTGTTCTTAAAGCTTGCCCGTGCTAATGGGAATCTTATAATAGCTCAGTTAAATGAAACTCGTAGAGCAGCTAAAGCCGCTTCTGCCGCCGCTGCTGCTAGTGCCAGTGCTACAAAAGCAGACGCTGATAAAGAACCAGAAGTAACTAAAGATGCTACTACTAAAGACGCTGCTAAAACTAAAGAAGCTAGTGCCGAAGATAAAGACAAGTTTGAGATTAAGAATCCTACAGCCCCTGCAACAGATAAGTTTAAAGAGCAAATCCCCCTTACTCTTGGCGAAGCGATTGCCGAAACATGGAATCGTCTTTCGGGTCAAGCCTATAAAGAACCTGTTCAAGAAGACGCTAAAGAACCTGGTGATGAAAAAGGCTTTTTCCAAAAACATGTTGAGGGTGTAACAACCAAGAAGGTTGAAAAAGCCCATGACGATGCTAAAGACGCAGAAGGGTTTTCAAAAAATGTTAATGTAAAAGATGAAGAGGATCTTATCCTTTTTGGAAAAGCATTAACCAAAGCTGATGATTCTGTTAATACTGCCATTGATTCGATTACAAATCACATAGGTATCTTTGGTGATTCTTTAGACCCCGAAGAACTAGAGTTGTGGAATAAAGAATTACAAGACCTAGAAATCAAAGCTCAGCTTTTACGAGATGCTTTAGTTGCTACAGCTAAAGCATTAGAAAAATTTGCAGTTGCTGTAGACAGCGATGATGACGAAGAAGAAACACCCGTTCCACAAAGAGGAGTACCAAACAAAGGTTCTACTCCCCCGCCAAAGAAAAAGCCAGCACCGGTTAATCCCGCATCGACAGGAGCACCGGCAAGTCCGACTGCAAACCCTGCTCCAAAAGGAGGATCAAAACCAACCCCTCGCTATGGACACGATTCGAGTGTTAAAGGTAGTGGTATTTTAGGTGACGATGAGGCTTTTGATTATGCTGCCGATGAGGCACAAGCTCAAGTCAATAGAAGTCAAGCGTGGGACGATGAAAACCATGCTATTAAGTTAGAGGAAGTAGAAGCAGAACTTGCAGGGGGAAGTGCCCCAACTAAAAATCCCACAAAAATCGGTGATGATGCTGAGGAAATACCCGATGAGTACATTGAGCAAAATGCTATTGAAGAGCCAGAAGAAGTTGCAGCAGAAAATATAGCTAATGACGATTATGAACTTGACAGTGACAATTACGAAACTATAAATGCAGATGATTCTTCTGATCTTGACTCGCCCGTTTTTTCTACATCTTCAGCAACTCCCACTACGTCTAAGCCGAGTTCCACTTCGGTTTCTAAACCTCCTGTTGTAAATGCACCAGAAGAAATTGCAACTCCCGAATTATCAGACCCCGATTTTTCGGAAGCGTTAGAAGACGAAAATGACCAGGGTCCGCAAGAAGGTTTAGAGATGGGTTCGGAGTGGGATCTAAATACAAATGATTTTGAAGAAAACCCTTTTGAGTTAGATTTTGACGACTACGATGTAAATAAAGATGACAAAAGAGTGGAAGATGAAGCTGCTGCGCAGAAAGAAGTAGAAGCCAATTATACACCAAATCAAAAAAAGTTTTGGGAAGATATAGCTAAGGAAAAAGAAGAGGAGGAGGAAAGGGCAGGGTTGTCGTCAGGTTTAAGTACTGGTGATAGAACGAAAGAATGGCTAAGAAATAAATTGATTAACCAATTACTAGGAGAAAGAATAAGGGATGGACTTGAGGGAGAAGATGCGGAAGACAGAAAAGATGAAATCAGAGAAAGGCTTTCTAAACAATATGATGTTTTAGATGATAATTATGATCTTGCATCGTCGCCACCTTTAGAATTAGACAAAGACCTCGATAAACCAAAAGATAGTCTTGATATTTATAAGAGCATGGGCGGTACTATTGGGTACGCTTCAGACGGAACTTCCGTTGAAAAGCCCAGTATTTTTGGTGGCATCTTTAACAGCATTTTCGGGAAGGCAAAACCAAAAAAGAAATGGAAGCCCCCTACTAATTACCATCCGACCAAAAACAATTGGGACACAGACACCAACTTTGAAAACAAATATCGTTCTGGTGGCGGCGATATTGAAAAGAAGGGGTTCTTTGGCAATATATTCGATAACATTTTTGGTGAAGCTAAGCCTAAGAAAAAATGGAAGCCTAAACCAAACAAAGAGATGGTTAAGAATAATTGGAATACAGATGATACATTTGAAAACAGTTACCGTGCTCTTGGTGGCGATGTAAGCAATAAAAAAGACAATAGTAAATCCTTAAGCGACTTGATTTTCAAACCTAGGGGTTCTGATACTGTCCCTGCAATGACCCCTGAGGGTCAACCTTACATGTTAGAAAAGGGCGAACGTGTTATTAAACGTTCTGAGTCTGAAAAGAACAAAGACCTTTTAGATAACATCAATGACGGCAAGATTAAAAAACCTCCTGTTTACGCTGCAAGTGGCACAACCGCTGGTGGTAGTAAAGGTGGCTCTTCCAAAGGTGGCTCAAGCGGTTCGTCTAAAGGCGGTTCTTCCAAAGGTGGTTCTGGGGGTGGTACTCCTCCTCCAGCAACTAGACCTACCTCAATGGGTAGTTCTTCTGGGGATCCTTTAGCTCCCCTCGGAGCATGGGTTAAAGATTTTATTGCAAATTCTAGGGTTGGAGTTATTGGTGGATCCTTCATGGCTTTGGGTAAAGCCGTTCAAGGAGCCATGTATTCCCTTGGCAATTTTGTTAAAGGTGCTAGTCCCGATACGTTTTCAACCCTACAAGGCTCTATCGCTTTATTAACCGGAAGCATTGGCATTGGTTTAATACCCGTGTTCTTAAGAGCTTCTTCTATTATTCAAGGTTGGGCAAAAGACATTCAGAACGGCACAGGAGTTATGGGTGGTTTAGTAACAGGAGTTACCAAATTTATTGACAGCATTGATCAAGGGACTCTTGAATTTTTAGTAGGGGTTGGACTTTTTGTTGCTGGCCTTACCATGTTTGCCCCAGTCCTTGGAATTGTAATTCCAATTATCACAGGATTAGCAGCGGGCTTCTCTTTACTTTCAATGCCACTGGTAGCGTTTGGAGTTTTAGTTGTAGCCATCTTAGATAAGGCTGGATTATTAGGACCCGCTTTAAACATGTTAGTGAGTGGTGTTTCTTTTGTAGTTTCTGCTTTAGCTACGGGAGTTGGAATTATTGTTTCTGTCGTTGGAACTTTGCTAGGTGCTGTTACGTCTTTCGTCGGGTTTTTTGTAGGCATTGGTGCTTCGATTGGTGGTTATATTCTCGGTCTTTTCTCACCATTAGCTCCATTTTTTAATATGTTAGGACAAGTTTTATTTGGTCTTGTTGGAGTTATTGGTGCTGCCATCGGAATATGGGCTATGTTTGGTGGAACGGTTATGGCAGTTATTGGATTTTTCTCGGGTTTAGTGGGTTCTGTTGTAGCTCTCTTTGGGGCGGTTGCAGGGTTCTTTACAACCGTAGGCTCGTTAAGTGGATTGTTTACATTGCTTTATACATGGTGTGCAGGGTTAGTTACCTCCTTTGCTGCTGCTGTTGCATCGACATGGACCTATGTTGCGAATATGGCAAAGGCCGCTATTGCTGTTATTGCAGCTAATCCTATGCTTGCAGCGTTTGCGTTAGCCTTAGGTGCTGGTATTGTTGCTATAGGATTATGGGAAAAGGCTGCAATAAAAGCTGCCGAAGCTAAAAGCCAAGGCGATAAAAATTCACGTGAAACAAGTACTGAGAAAAAGTATGCCGAAGGCATTGCAGATACAGGCGGTAAAACTAAAGAAGGTAGGGTTAACGCTTTAGAAACGGAAGCTGCGAAACAACGTAAAGTAGCTTTAAAATCTAAAAATGACGCTAACGATTTAGAGTATGGTAAAAACGGCGTGAAGATGGATAAAAAAGCCGCTAAGTCTATGAGAGAAGGAACGGTTCAAGAAGAAGGCAGAAAGTTAAACGCTTTAGAAAACCAACTCCTTGTTGAACAAGATCCTAATCAAGCCAAGGTTAGAAATCAAGCTGTTACAGATCGAGACAACGGAGTTACTGCGGAACAAGCTTCTGCTCGGGATAACCCCAAGGGTATAGATACCGGTCTTGGATTTAAACTTCCACCCATGCCAGATTTTAAAGACCTCAAGCTTCCTAAGTTTGATTTCAAATTACCGAAATTTGAACTTCCCGGACAAAAGAAAAAGACTCCCGAAGAAGAAGCGGAAGCTGCAAAAAAGAAAAAGGCAGATGACATAGCATCGGCTAAACAAGGTGTAGCGGCTTCGATGGGATCTATGAAATCCCAATCCTCGTTTTCGTCCGTGGAAGAAGCATACAAGAAAATTCAAGTGTCAGCGTTAGGCGATGACCCTATGACTGTAGAACTCAAAAAGATACAGGAACAAAGTCTTGCAAGAATGTTAATAGAACTACAAAAACTTAATGGTACTAACAAAGTTATTGCTGAAAAGAAACCCGAAGGTGTAGGCGCATAAAGGAGATTTTAATGCCAGAAGTACAGATTAAAGGTGGTCCAAAAATTACGTATTACGAAAGACCTGGTTCTCCTAAAGAGAGCTACGCTGGAGATACGTTTAAAGCGTCTCGAATTTTTGATGTTCCTTACACCTTGCGTTGGGCTTTTATTAAACTTATGCTTGGGTCTGCTAAATTATCTAATGATAATAAAACCATTTTGCGGAGTTTACCCGACCAATATTATGTTTGGTTTGATGGTACGGCATTAGGTATGAGTGGTCTTGCTAAAACATTTATGGTTGCAAATGCTTTGGAAGGTATTGAGTGTTTAGGACAGCAAAAAAGTTGGGCATCGGGAGGTTCGGGATCTCTGCTTGACGTTGCATTTTATGATGTAGCTCGAATAACGATTGGTTATGAATCTGTTACGTACTTTGTAAAGGGTGATTCGGAGGTTTCGACAGAATACTCTTTAAAGAGATACGTTACCACTTTCCGACAACCTTCCGCTGAATTTTTAACCCTGCCTTTTGGTGCGTTCAAATGGGTTGAGATGAACGCAGACGACAAAACAGTAAAGTACGACTATTCTGTAAATCCCCCGCAACCCGCTGGTGTTCGGGTAACAGGATCTAACGGTAAAATATTAGCCGCTTCAGAAATAATTCTAATCCACCACAGAGTTCCTAGTATCCCTAAAGCTATTAAAACGCATATTGGGTGTGTTAACAAATACGATTGGCCAGAAATGAACGCATTTAAAGGTCAATTGCTATTAACCAATGTAGAGTTAAAGCCGTTTAAATGGTTAGAAGAACAACGGTTATATGACATCACTTTTAAAATGAAGTTTTTAGATCCCGATCCTCAAGCTGCAATAGAGGGAAAAGATGCCCGTGGGCATAATCATTTCCTCCAATTCTTCCCTGTTGATACAACCACAGATGTGGGAGCCCAGAGCGTAAATTCCCTTTTACAAGGCAAACAGTCTTATAAGCTTATAACCCATGATGGAACTCCAACTGGGAAAACAGTTTACGAATACAAGGATTTTAAGGACTTGTTTACGGATTATGAAGAAGTTAATAAAGGTTAATTTGAAATTATACATTTCTAAATTTTGTCAGTTAGTGTAATATACAATCACTATATTGAAAGGGCAAATATGGTTGAAATATACGAACTTAACATCGACCAAGGTGCTAATCTATCCTTAGAGATTGCCCTTAAAAACGCAGACGGAACCCCTCTTAACCTTACGGGGTACACTGCTCGTATGCAGCTACGAGCTTCCTACACCGCACCCGAAGTTATCTTAGAACTGACCACTGAAAACAGCAGAATAGTCATAACCCCGCTTAGTGGGGTAGTGATGCTTTTACTGTCCGCAATAACTACTGCAACTCTTATTGCCAAAAGCTACGTTTATGACCTAGAACTTGTAAGCCCAACAGGGTTTGTTTTTCGAGCGTTGCAAGGAGAAGCCATTGTCTCACCGGAGGTAACCCGCTAATGCCAGACATTACCATCACCCCGCAAACGATACTAGTAACCGTCAACCCGCAAACCACCCAATTAACCGTATCCCAAACCGGAACCCAAGGCCCTCCCGGAGCTTCCGCTGCTACCTCTCTTTCTCTTATGAACGATGTAACTATCACCGGCCCAGCCAGCAATCAGTTTTTGAAATTCAACGGTTCAACGTGGACTAATGTAAACACCGAAACGATTGACGGCGGTAACTGGTAACTTAACCTAAAGGATTTCCGATCATGGCAAACACAATTCGCATTAAACGTAGAGCTTCTAACGGTGCTGTTGGAGCGCCTACAACTTTAGCCCCTGCGGAAATTGCGTACAATGAGGCAGACAATACATTGTATTACGGCTTTGGAGATGGTGGTGTTGGCTTTGCCTCTTCCGTAATACCGGTTGCAGGCTCTGGTGGTTTTGTTACCACAGGCAGCACTCAAACTGTTTCTGGGCCTAAGACTTTTTCCAACATCACCATCACAGGTGGTTCTATCTCAGGCATTACCGACCTTGCTATTGCAGACGGCGGTACGGGAGCTTCCACCGCTTCGGGAGCTTTAACAAACCTAGGTGCATACCCTGCGACCAACCCAAACGGTTACACTACTAGTGTTGGTACGGTAACTTCTGTTGGTCTTACTGTACCTACTGGACTGACTATAACAGGATCTCCTGTTACAACTTCGGGTTCATTGGCGGTGACTTTAACTTCTGGTTACTTTATTCCTACAAACGCTTCCCAAATGAGTTGGGATGCTGCATTTACGCAAAGGCTTCAGTGGGATGGTGGTGCGACAAGCCTTATCGCTGCAACAGGTAGAACCTCTTTAGGTGCGACTACAGTAGGTGCTAGTATGTTTACCCTTACTAATCCTACTGCAATTACATTCCCAAGGTTTAATGTTGATAATACGGTTTCTGCTTTGGATGCTGCAACTTTCAGAACTGCAATCGGTGCTGGAACTTCTTCTACAACAGGCACAGTCACTTCTGTTAGCATGATGGTAAACACCAATTATATGACCCTAGACGGCGGGACTGAGATTACCACCAGTGGTACGTTTGGGATCGGATTTAAAACTCAAGCAGCAGCTACGGTTTTTGCTGGCCCCGCAACAGGAGCAGCTTCATCCGTTGGGTTCCGTGCTTTAGTTGCCACTGATATTCCCGCTTTAAACTACGCTTCGACAGGAGCTAACAGCAACATCACGTCCCTCACGGGACTGACCACGGCACTTAGCATTCCCCAAGGTGGCACAGGGAGCACTACCGCAGCAGCAGCTTTAACTGCATTGGGTGCATACCCTGCAACCAATCCATCAAATTATTCCACAACAGTTGGAACGGTAACTTCCGTAGCAGCAGTAACCCTTGGGACAACAGGAACAGATTTAACCAGCACCGTAGCAACAGGAACCATAACTCCTGTTATAACCCTTAATGTCCCGACAGCATCGGCAACGAACCGAGGGGCTTTAAGTTCAGCAGATTGGACAAGCTTTAATACTTCCTACACCAGTCGTATTTCATCGCTAACCACCTCAGGGTCAAGCGGTGCTGCAACTTTAACTTCCAATGCATTAAATGTTCCAGCCTACACTTTATCTGGATTGGGTGGTCAAGCATCTTCGGCTAATCTAACTTCCGTTGCAGGACTTAGTTATGTGTCTTCTTCTTTTGTGAAGATGACTTCCGCAGGAACATTCGCTTTAGATACAACTGCTGGTTACCTCCCGTCTTCCGGTGGAACCGTTTCGGGAGCCTTGGTAGTTACTGGGAACCTTACAGTTCAAGGGGCTACTACTACAATTAGCTCTAACACATTAACTGTCCAAGATAAGAACATTGAGCTTGCTGTTGGAAATGCTCTGGAATCAGGTGCGACAGGCGGGGGTATCACGCTTCATGGGTTAGTTGACCATACGATTTTATATACTACCGGAACATCTTCGTGGGACTTTTCAGAACACATGAACTTAGTTACTGGAAAAGCGTACAAGATTAATGGTGTGTCTGTTCTTTCTGCAACGGCTCTTGATGGTGTGGTTGTCGATGGGGGGACATTTTAGTGGCTAACATAATTAAGCCAAAAAGATCATATACAGCTTCTTCTGTTCCGACAGCTTCTTCTGCTGGGGAAATGTCTGTAAATGTGACGGATGGTAAAATATGGGTTACTGACACACTTGGTACTAGTCAAATATTAGTGTCGTCTTTGGCATTTTCAAATCATACTGGAACAGTTACCAACTCCCAGCTTGATGCTACTGCTGTAATTGCTGCTGCATACACTAACGCAAATATTACTGTTAATGCTCAAGGAAGAATCACCGCTGCATCTAATGGTAGTGGCGGTGGTGGTGGTACTCTTAATGCAGTATCTGCAGCTACAGCAACCCAAGCTGGTATTGCCAACGCAAACTTTGGTATTCGCTGGAACTGGGCAAGGACAACAGATACTACATCTGCACTAGAACTAGGCGAAACTACTGCTGCAACTAGTGGAACAAGTACTAGCGGTGTTCCTAACCAAGTGGGGCTGAAACTTTCCACGCTTGCTGCTTCTACTATGTCACCGCTATCTGTGTATTCAAGAGGTTCTCATGTATTTAGCGTGAGTCCGACAACTACGCAAATATTGGCTGCAACTGCAAATGATGCTTTCCCAGCGTATAGTTTTGCTAATGCGCCTGGCTGTGGCCTAGCTAATCCTTTAGGAAATTACCTAAGACTTAGAGCGGATGAAATATTAGTTGAAAACACGGGTGGTGGAGAATTTGCACGTTTTTCGTCAAATAGATTTATGACTGCAATAGGATCTACTAGTGCGCCCGGTTTAACTTTCTTTTCTGAAAATACTACGGGGCTAAGTAGACCTGACGCTGGAACTATGGCTGTTTCGATCCTCGGTATTGAAAATTCTAGATTCATCGCAAATGGATTCCAACCTTCTCGAAGTTCTTTTGACACAGTCGCTTACGCTATTAATTCACGCAAATCCCGAGGCACAGTAACTTCCCCATTAGTCATTACAACTGGCGATGATTTGCTTACTATGAGTGGTTACGGTTATGTAGGTTCAACAAATACTTACCTTGAAGCATCTCGTATAACTTTTGACAGCATAGGTACTATCTCAGACACATCCACAGGCATAGGTGGAACAATAGATTTTCTTACCCGTGATGTAGGAGGGGCGGTTACTTCTAAGTTCACTATGACTAACAAAGGCGAACTGCTTGTTGCGGGTGCAGCAGGGACAACAGGTCAAGTGCTTACAAGTGCTGGCTCCGGTATTGCTCCGTCTTGGGCAACAGCAAGCGGTGGCAGTTCAGTAACCACATCTGCAACAGCACCTACCTCTCCCGTAAGTGGAGATTGGTGGTTTGATACAAACAGCGCTTCTTTATTAATTTACATAAATGACGGAAACACTTCTCAGTGGGTTGAAGCGTATGGGAGTAGTGGGAGTAGTGGTAGCACCGATCTAATTTTCCATCCGTTTTTATTAGGAGGCATGTAAATTATGGCTATGACTCATAAGGTCTTAGGCCAGAGTAATCCGGCAGCGACAACGCTGACCACACTCTACACGGCACCCACATCGACACAATCAATCGCTTCTACTTTGTCGATATGCAATATCGGCATAGTAAGCACAACCTATAGGATCGCAGTACGGCCCGCTGGTGCTGCAATCGCTAACCAACATTACGTCGCCTATGATGCGACGGTATCGGCTAACGATACGATTTTGCTTACTCTTGGAATAGCACTAGCAACTACTGATGTTATTTCTGTTTATGCTGGAACTGCGAATGTTTCATTCTCTGTTTTTGGAGTAGAGATTACATGACCGTAAGCAGTTTAAATAAAAGAAGTATTGCCACCCGTGGACTGAGAACATCAACTACCGCAGCGACACCCTATGTTCGACCAGCCGATTGGGTTGCGTTGCCAACGCTTACCGACAGCGATAATCGTTTTGTAGGTCTTCATGCTGTTTATCCAGACTCTAATTTTCTAGCCTTGTCTGCTGCGGGTGCTTACACGGTTGACTGGGGTGACGGTGTTACTGAAAACTTTGCCAGCGGTGTGCAAGCAAACCATGAGTATAATTACGCTACTTATGACACCGGAAACACCACCCTTTGCAGCCGTGGATACAAGCAAGTAATCGTCAGCGTAACCATGCAGGCAGGGCAAACTTTTACTAGTCTAGACCTGTTTCGGAAACACACGCAAACTGGGCTTTCCGCTTACAGTTCTGGGTTTTTAGCTATCGCTGTTGCTGGTGCATCGCTAACTACGCTGATCATTAGCTCGAATTTACCCACGATTAGGATGGCCGATCTGGAGCAAGTGGCGGTCTACCAGAATAGCGTTAGCGATTGGAGTTATAAATTCTACAGCTGTTACAGCCTTCAGTCGGTGGCAACACTGTGGACGAACAGTGCAACTAGCATGACAAGTATGTTTTACAGTTGCCTCTCCCTGCAAACCGTACCGTTATTTAACACCGCAGCAGTAATGAATATGTTGCAAATGTTCAGTAATTGCTATTCGCTTCAGACCGTACCTCTGTTTAACACTGCATCGGTAACAACTATGGGGCAAATGTTCAGTAATTGCTATTCGCTTCAGACCGTACCTCTGTTTAATATTGTATTGGTAACAACTATGTCGCAAATGTTTACTAATTGCTTCTCCCTGCAAACCGTACCTCTGTTTAACACTGCATCGGTGACGAGTATGTCAAGTATGTTCAATAATTGCTATTCGCTTCAGACCGTACCAGCACTAAACGCAGCCGTAGTATCAACTGGAAACTTTCTTTCCATGTTTAGCGCCTGCAACCAGCTTTCTAAAAACGCTATGACCGGAACAAAAATGACGATCTCCTACGCATCATGCAAACTTTCCAAAGCTCGACTAGAAGAAATTTTCACCAATCTAGGTGCTGGGCCATCACAGACAATTACTGTTACCGGAAACTATGGAGTAGTCGCCTCAAGTAGCATTACGGGAACAAGGACATCTGGCTCAACCACCGTGACAATGTCTTCTACAACAGGTTACACGGTGGGAATGTATGTCACCGGAACCACTGGTGTTTCAGATGCAGTAGCGGTAACGCTTCAAGACACTGGCGACACAGTGACTAGGACAGCACACGGACTCGCTGACGGTACACCAGTTTCTTTTGCAACCATAGTCACAACTACTGGCGTGATTATCAACACTACTTACTATGTTATTTCAGCAACAGCTAACACCTTCCAATTAGCGTTAACCGTGGGCGGTGCTGCTATCGCATTGACTACCAATGGCAGCGGTACGGTGAATTATCCAACCACCATCACGGCTGTTACCCTTAACACCAATATTACGCTGAGTGTCCCAGCTTCCGCATCGGGTACGACCACTATAACTGCAAGACTTTTAAACTCAACCATCGCCACTCTTAAGGGATGGGCTGTTACTTTCTAAGGAATGACTATGCCATTTTACAAAATAGACGGAACCGAATTACTAGAAGCTCCTACCACGGTGCAGGGGCCAGACTACGCACTCTATGAAAACCAGCATGAAGAGTACACCTACCCTGTAGAAGGTTGGTATTGGTTTTCAGACAGGGAAACTGCGGTAGTTTCTCTAGGGTATGTGGAACCGATAAGCGACACAAAATTACTTAAGCCTTAAGGAAGTTATGCCAATAGATTTTCCCTCATCCCCGACAACCAATCAAACCTACACTTACAACAATAAACTTTGGGTGTTTAATGGTTCAGCGTGGGTTGGCGGTACAGTTATTTCCCTATTGCCATCTGGCTCTATGCAAATGTACGCAGGAAATGTTACTCAAACAGTAAGTGCAGGGGTTGTAACTACTACTGCTCCAAGCGGATGGTTGTTGTCAAATGGCGATTCTATTTCAAGAACTACCTATAGTGCGCTGTTTTCTGCTATTGGTGTTGCTTTTGGAGTTGGAGATGGATCGACCACTTTTAACCTTCCAGACCTTAGAAGCCGAATGCCTATGGGGGCAGGAACAGGATTAGGTTTAAATTCTTCGGGTGTAAATGGTACAAGCCCATCTGGTACAGCAATGACAGCAAGAACTAGAGGCCAATGGTTTGGCGAAGAAACGCATTTGCTAACAACTACAGAATTAGCCAGTCATACACACGCTAACACGGTTGGATCATCCGCTGGTGGAAGTAATCAAATAACAGGGTTTATGAATGCCAACGCTACCCACACTCACTCTCATGTAAAACCAGTTTATGTTTACAACCCTAATGTATCTAGTGCTGGATTAGTTGCTGGCAATTATGTCATGGGCAATGACTCCGCCGGTGTTAATCCTGTTACGTCTGCAAGCACCGAGCATCAGCACTCTATCGGTATTAACAATGTTGCAGAAGGTGGTAACAGCCGACATGCTATAATACCCCCAGTTTTAGTTATGAACTTCATCATCAAAACCTAAAGGAGCACACATGGAAATTTTAATTTGCGAACAAACTAAAAGCAATGATCAAGGGTTGCCAATCACAGGCTATTCCATTACCTTCGTTAATCGCAACAAAAAGAAAACGATGAACGAGCAAGACTTTTTCGCAGATGGCAGCGAGATCGAAGCCAAAGTCCAGCAGCTTAAGCGGTTGCTAAAAACTTACTTCGATGCACAGGTATAAGGAAAACAATGACTATTAAGCATTTGACCGTCTTATCTTTTCCGTATGCTCACAAAGGCAAGTTAAAACCTAGCTACAACCTAGATACTTCTTACCTTCACAAAGGTTCTACAGTACATCATAACATTATGGTGGAAGAAGATTCTGCCTTAGGCTTACCAATTCCCGCCATCATTGCAAAAGACAACTCTAGTGTTCAATTTGCAACCTTTGCCGAGATGACCACCCTACTGCTTCGTTACGGTGCAGCCCGTGCGGAGATGTCCAGCACCTTTGCCTTAAAGCGTAAAGCTGTGGAAGCTGCTACTACCCTAGAAGAAGTTGCTTTGGTGAGGTAAAATCGGTTGCTAACAAACACCTTTAACGCTATGATAAGTTCTTAATAGCCCTTAGGAGCGTTATGCCTTCTTCTCAACCAATTATTGACAAGGTACTTGCAGGAGGTTCGCTTTCCGCTTCAAACTTAAATAAAGTTTCGAGTGCGGTGGCAGGGGCTAGTGTACAAAACCCTTCTGGTGGTGGTATTGAGTCTACAAGTTCAAGCTCAGGAAACTCGTATTCTTTATCTCAGAACATAGCTCGGCCTCCTATTTGGGCGCAAATAGTATCGGTAAAGAGAATATCAAAGCCCCTTTCGGGGTCAGGCTCAGGCTCAGCAAAAAAAGCAAGCACTTGCCCTGACTATGTCTATGCTTACGGGTGGGTTGAAGTTATTGAAGACGTAGATGTAAGTAGAAACAACCAGCAATTTTTCCGAATCAATCCCGCATTATCCGGTTCGGGTTCGGGATCCGCAAAAAAAATAATCAACGACAGTTCCTCTTACGATCAAACCTTACTCTCTTGCCGTGATGTTAACAAACTTGAGAAAGGTTATGGAAACGCTGGTAGTCCAACTCGTCTTCCTGCATACGAGGTAAACAATCAACTGGTTGCTTTGGGTACAGTTGTCAAATTGTATTATGGGCATGGCAACTACATGATGTTTAATAACACCGGTGGGGGTGGAGGGTCTGGATCCTCTTCTTCTACTATTGATGTTATAACTAACATCTGCCCCATTTTTGAAGAAGTAGAACCGATGGTTGGCATTACTCTTATTACCACAAAAGATGGTATTATAGGTGGTCCAATTACTACTGTTGGCTCTATAAGCTTAAGCAAAACAGGGGTAACTCCTGGTGTTTATGGCAACGCTAAATTTACGGTGGACGCTTTTGGACGAATAACATTAGGTTTAGATGGTGCGGGGCTTACTGCAATCGAGCCTATAAAAATAAGTCAAGGTAATATATCGCTTGCTAGTTCTAAAGCTTCAGGAACCTACGGTAGTCCCACCACTACACTTGAAATAACAGTTGATAACTATGGGATTATTAGTGATGTTAATGAACTTGATACAGAAGTTGATTGGGAGAATATAAATAATAAGCCCGGCTTAATTGAATCTGCCACTGGTGGTCCTGGTATTACTTTGACAACGTCTGGGAAAAGTTTAAACGTTGCTTTAGCTTCTTTAGGAAGTGCAGGAACTTACGGTGGGGAGAAAAAGTTTTTAAGTATTACCACTAATAGCTATGGTCAAGTTACTGCCATTCAAGTCTCTGATTACACCGCATTTTTTGATTCAATAAATTTTTCAAAGTACGCTTTACTTACTTATGTAGACAGCCAATACACGTATTTAGATACAAGGGTAGGATCTGTAGAAAGCAGAATAGGAACTGTTGAAAGTAAAGTTGTTACTATCGCAAGTGATATAGTATCTACAAACTTTAATCTTACAGCGGTTGCAACTAGAACCGGTGTTTGTGAAACACGTATTGGGGCCATAGAAGCTTTTCTTATTAGCAATAATATCTCAGGAGTAAACGCCCGTTTTGTAGGTATTGAAAATGCAATTCTTGCTTTGCAAATAACCGATTCAACTCAAACCGCAAATATAACTTCGATAACTTCCCGTGTAACTTCAGCAGAATCTAAACTAACAACTTTACAAAGCGATTTAAATACGACAAATAGTAAGGCAGTTGTATTAACAAGTAGAGTTACTGTTGTAGAGGACAGCATAACTACCCTTCAAACTGCTACAACTACCTTAACTACAAATCTTAATTTAGAAATTACAAACAGAACAAATGGCGACGTTACAATAACTACAGCGTTGAACGCTTTTATCACATCTACAAATGCAACTATTGTAACATTAACGGCTAAGAATGCAGAAGAAGATGGAAAAATAGCCACTTTAGAAACTAACGTTTCTACAATGGTTACAAATCTTGGAACTACAAATACTAACTTAACAGCATTAACAACAAAGGTAACTAACTTAGATGGAAAATTAACGGGAACAATCAACGACGCAGCGGCGTTAATGATAAGAGTAAATACTGCTGAAGTAACGATAACTACTACATCGAGTAATGTAACAGCGTTAACGGTAAGGGTAACTGCTCTTGAAAACAGTACTACCAATATTGATTTATCTTCTTTAAATGGCCGGTTTACATCTATTGAATCTAACATCACAACTTTGCAAACGCAAAACCAAACTCAAGACACAAGTATTACTTTGCTGTCTAGTAAAGTTTCTGCTTTGGAAAGTACAAGTACTTCCACCGTTAATACACTAACCCTATTTATTACCGCAACAAATACCTCAATTTCAAACTTAACATCTAAAGACTCATCCCATGACACTAGTATAACTGCTCTTGGAAATAGAGCCACTTCTTCTGAAGGAAATATAACCACGGTTACAACTGGGTTAACTGCATTAACAACAAGAGTAGCAACAGTTGAAGTTAACGTTACCTCTTTAACTACTAGACTTAACACGGACGAAGGCAACGTAACTACGATTACAAATGGGTTAAATGCAATAACAACAAGAGTTACAACAACAGAAAATAAAGTCACGGCTTTAACTACTAGACTTGATACAGACGAAAACAACATATCCACAACAACAACAGCGTTAACGGCATTAACAATTAGAGTAACAACACTTGAAAATAATTTATCTTCTCTTGATCCTACTGTTTTAAACTCCAGATTTAACACGATTGAATCGAATATTTCCACGCTTCAGAATAATGAAACAACAATAAACAACACGCTAAACTCTTTATACTCGCAAGTCAGCATGTTTAGCATGACAATTAGCACCATACAAAATGACATTAATACTTTACGTACAACGGTAGATTCGTTTAATTCTTTGTACTCGCAAGTCAGTATGTTTAGCATGCAAATTAATACCATACAAAATGATATTAATACTTTACGTACAACGGTAGATTCGTTTAGTTCTTTATATTCGCAAGTCAGCATGTTTAGTATGCAGATTAGCACCATACAAAACGATATTACTTCATTACATGGAACTGTAGATTCCATGTACTCTCAAGTTAGTGGATTTAGTAATAGCATATCCTCCCTGCAAATGAGTTTGTCTTCTGCCAATAACAGTATTTCTACTTTGCAATCTGATTTAAGTAATGCAAACGGAAATATATCTTCCCTGCAAATGAATTTGAATACTGCTAACAACAATATCACTACATTGCAGACGGATTTAAATACGGCAAACGGAAATATAACCGTACTGCAACAAGACTTAGTTACCGCTAATTCCAAAATCACTACTTTAACTTCCCGATTAACAAGCCTTGAGGCTAGAGTAACGGCTTTGGAACCTTAACATGACCGAACCTTCAAACACCGTAAACGCTATTACAAGTTTCAATCTTGAATACACCACGATCAAATTGCCCTCTAAGGTTCGAAGGTTATCTTCTCTTTCCCAAGATGCTCAAGACTGTCTTTGCGAAGATAAAGTAGTAGACGAGGAATACCAATTCCCCGGTAATTGGGATACAGGCCCCGAAGAACTGGCCATGTTTTTTAAGCCCAAAGCGATAAATAAAGTTGGGAATTACAATTATTGGTATTACGGATATATGTGGTATTCGTATTATGGATACTTTTATAACCCTACCAATGGAACCCCTACCCCTTCTTTAAATTCAAATACCGGTTGGTTTAAAACGGGGTCTACTCTTTTTGATTTTAACCCTAGTTTTAAATACAACGATGTCCCATCCCCCGAATATGTAAAAATTGTTTTAAACAAAACTGCAAATGTATTTGAAGAGTACTCTGATATTCCGTCTTTATACTTTTACTCAACTAGTCAAAATAAACATTACGGGGTAAAAAAAGAAATCCAAAGAAAGTGTTGGGCAGGACGTGGAACTTTAGGCAGCGATGAAGTAATTGTTATCGTATCACCTTTTGGTGGTTTATATCAAACTCAAAGAAAATTTTATTCAGAACTTAGTTACGCATATTTTGATAGTACATCTTCTACTTACACTTATGTTATTTGTTATTTAAACAGTAAAGCTGGAATATTTCCTCCTGGCGATTTGTGCGAGAATCCATACTGCGTAGTGAGTGTAGGCTTTTTTGGAGGGGGGTATTCAGACTCTTTTGGTCTTGCTTATATTACTCAGGTAAACGAAGGTTACTACTGGAACAACGCTTCTAACAGCGGTTTTTCTACTTACTATTTTGATTCTGCATCAAGTCGTCAAACATTTAAAAGCGTTAACAATACCGTTAATGAAACGACTTCATATACTAGTCTAGCTAATGAAATCCCTTTCTTATATAGTTTCACATCTCCTTTAACAATAGCGGCTTCGGGTTCTATATCGGGTCCCGCTTATTACAACAGTGAATATATTGAGGTTATTGCTGGTAAACAGTATGTAAGAACTACCGGAAATTTCTTGTACGAATTTGATCCCTTATTTGCTTCACTACCCAGCAAAGCTTTCTTTTGGTCCTTTAGTTCAAATTTTGTTAACTACCTCAACAGTACGCTTTATGGAAACACATGCGTAGCTGGACGACCTATCTTAATTGAAAAAGAAGAGTCTGAAGGTTCTTACGGAAGTTTAAAAACTGTACCTACGGGGCATCCTTTAACAGGCTCTATAACAACGGGAAGCGTCTTCGAAGAATTTTGGTGGCAGTCTAGATTCCAGTCGCTCTCTGTCGAGTACCCCGCATTCGCTGGTGCTAGTCCGTGTACGTATCCGTTTACAATACCACCTCAACCCAATTTTAAACAGTTTGTTTTAACCCCTTTTATGTCAGGTCAAACTGGTGATGCGTATGGGCCTCTTCCCGATGTGCCGCTTGCAGTTTACGATCATATTGGAAAACATGTTTTTTCTGTAAATGGCGACGGGTCTGAATATTACAGCATTATTACAGAAGAGCAAAACCTTGAACAGGGTGCAGGATTAGATGGAACTTCTAATGTTTGTATTACTGCAAATCCTGCTAACCCTCAACAATGTGGGTTTCCAAGTTATTATTACCCTTGGGGAAATGCAACCGTAAGGGTTCGTTTAAACGGAACGTTGAAAGCTAAACTTTACAAAAGACAATATTTTAACCCGCCTTATTATTTCCCGCAAACAAAAGTCGTTGTTGAAGATTTAGATCCTCCTTATTACAAAGCTCATCGAAGTGATTTTAAAAGCCAATTATATTGGCATCCTGTTGATACCTCTGGAAGCTATGAAACATATTACAAACCATCAGATGCTGTAGTATCTTACAAAGTAATTGGAACGGATGAAAAGATAACACTTCCCTTTCCGCTATATAATAGAGCGCTGTCTTACTACTCAAATTTGTATTCTGGCAACTACACTTATTACTGCCAAAATTATTGGCTCCCAATACTTTCAACAAGAAAAATAAAAAGTAAAGTTCTTTTTTCTCAATTTGCTTTGGAAGGACTAATACCAAATGGAGGGTTTAAATACCCGTCTACTTTAACAGACGCAATGGTTCGCATTTACCCCGTACCTACATCGACTTCTCCTCCTCCTCCCGCAATACCCGGATATCCTACTGTAGGTGTTACAACGGTTTCGGAATTTAATTTAGATGAAGTTTCAGATAGTAGTTACCCACAATATTTTTATCTTGCGTCTGATTTTTCTAAATTAGTAGCTTATAAGTTTCCAATAAGTGCTTACAAAAACATATACGCTATGACGCTTTATGCGACATATGGCTATTCATATATGCCTTCTTCGTTTTTAAATTTAAAACAGGCGGTTAAATTAGACGAGTTTAAATTAATACCGGAATCATCCCCCTCTGAATTTTATACTTCAGTTGTACAGCAATCAGAAGCTAATCAAGCTTTATACCATTTAGCTAAGCTAAGTAACTCAATTGCATATGCTCCAAGTGTTTTAGGTTGGTATTATTACCAAGGATGGTATAACCCATACTCTTCTCTTTATTTAAATAGCATTTTGTCTGAGATCGATTTTAAAGGTCTAAAAGACTATTACAACAACATGTACCCTGCTGTTGGAAAATCTACCGTTGGAATATTATTTGACAAAGACAGAGGTCCAGTTCAAACTTTTATGACTGAGCCTTATCTTTGGAGCACTCTTGGAATAGGTGGGGATGCTTCGAATTTTCAAAACAATAAAGACGCTCTTAGCTGGATTAAAAACTTATCAATCCCAGAACAAAAAAGCAGTTTTTACTTATTAGATAACTCGGTTTATTTAGAAGCTGGGACTTTGGTTTTAGATACTTTTAACGATAGAGAGCCATCAAACCTTTGTTGGATTTACCAAGGCTATTGGAACACACCGTACAATACTTCTCAATTGGGGCAAAAATATCCCGTTTCATATTTTGGAACTAGAGGTTTTCACGACACGTTAAGTATTGAAAATCATCAAATGTTTGAATGCTCTAATGTAGTCAATGGGGTTAGAACAAACGGACCACCAATGACTACTGGTTCCGAAAGTGGAAAACCGGGGTTTGTAAAAATTGGATTGTCGTACTCTTTAAAAAACCCCAAAGAAATCGCAGAGCATATTGCTGCCGTTTATAGGCAAGCTTCAGATTCGTATTCTGCAAAAATATCAGCAGCAGCCCCCTATTTAATTTACTATTGGCCCGGAAGTGTTCTTTACGGTTATAAAGGCATAGGTTATCGAGTCTATGACTCCTACCCTGTATACTCCACTGCCTGTGATTATTTTTGGTATGACGGATTACCACATACGACATCACCTGTAACCGTAAATACTTTTGTGCAGTTTATATATCCTAGTGGTTCTAATTCTAGTTACACTTCAGTAAATGATTATCAATATGGTTGGCGATCTACTACTGCCGTCGCTACAGGTTCTTTTACAAATTCACTTTGTACCATCTTAAGCATTAAAGTTAAAATGGAGCCTAACAATGTATCACTTACACCGGGGTATGTTAATATAAAGGCTACGGGAACTTACTTTCCTAAAGACGATCCAATTTTAGAGCAAAAGTTTTTATGTGATTCTTTATCAGGCTTAAGTTTACAATCAACAACTCTCGAACCTCCCTACGGTTTTCATACAACAAGTCAGTCTTATGGTGGTTTTAATTATAATAGTAATTATAATATGTCTAATGATTATAGAACCCGAGACACGACTAATTTGTCTTATTACAATATTTCAATGCTTAATTCTTTTAATTATTTTGGTTCTCCAATTGGTATTAAAAAAGGTTATGGTGAAAATCCTAAAATTGGCGATCCAAACTTTAAAGGTGACGCTGTTCTTCATTTAGATCAAGGATCTTTTAGTTCTTACACTTCTTATATTTCGCAAGTAAAATACAATGTTGATATGGCTCCGTTACCCTATCCAAACCTTCATCCAAACCCAATCCCTTATCCGGACACAAACTCATATAACCAGCCCATTATAAATTCTATGAGTTATCCGGGGGCTCCGGGTTGTTATACTAGCTCAGCTAATGCTTACCCTGGTTCGACCGGTTATTGTACTAATACAGGCAATTCCGTTTCGACTTTACGTTCAAGCTGTAGTCCTTGGGACGTATGGAATCCCGGATGCAATTACACTCATCATTATGATGGCACTAAAATATATGAGAGCGAATACAATTGTGAGTCAAATGTAAACGCTTGCCCCTTAGGGCATTCAAAAGAATTTATACATAACTGGTTTAATCCACCCGCTATACCCCCGATAGATTATGTTATCCGTTTTGGTTTTGAACACACAGGTTCCGTTTAGGAGTTCGTATGCCGTTTACTGTATCGATTACTTCAAATAAAAGTATTGTTAATAAATCAGAAACCGCCATCATTTATTTTGCGATGGGAAGTCTTGTTACCGATTTCACTCTAGACCTTGTTGACGTAACTAACGGAACCCTATCAGACCTTGCTTCTGCTGGCACTTTTGATTACACCGCTACCTTTACACCTACGGCTCATATTGCAGGCATGGCCAAATTCAATTTAGAAGCTAACTTACTTACAGGACTTGGTAGCGAAACAAACACCGCTGCGGAAGAACTCATTTTAACTATCTATACCTTAAACACTAAAAGGTTAATGACCGGTGTATCTGTTCAAACAGTCTCCGTAGATGCAGACGATACTTTTGAAATAGAAGATCCTTACTGTGTTGATTTAACTTCCGAGTGTCCAGAAGTTCCAGCTACAAATCTTCCTATTTATGATAAAGGTGATGCATCAGCACCATACTCATCTTCTCTTTTAGACGCTGCTAAATTCAAGATCACTCCTTCTTTCCTCCTTAAACATCAAGCCGAAGAGTATTACTACATCGCCGAGTATTTAGGACAGCCTGCTGTTTTCATCGATGGTGTTGGGGACGGTACGGAAATGACAGGAATCGATGACTATAATAAACCAGTTAAAATAACCTACGTTCCGGGATCTACAGAAGACCTTGAGATCCTTACGAAGGATGAAGATATCCCTGCCGGTTATCAAACCAAAGAATTTATTTACAACTTCATAGCCAATCGAGAAAACTTTAATTTGGAATGGTCGTTGGATCCTCTCATAGATGGTGTGACTATGAGTCAGTCTGGAACCTTAACAATACCTTTGTATCCAACCAGGCAAGTTAGTTACGACGTAACAGTGCGAGTTTTAGATCCAGACACGGATGATGAAATTTCAAAAGACTTTACTATTTATTTGTCACACGCTAATTACCTTCCCCCCGCAGAAGGAGTCTTACGATTACAATGCCCTGACACTTTAACAATAAAACCCCATCATGGATTTAATTTTAAGGTGGATGCGTTAGGTGGTACTCCTCCTTATACTTTTACCGTAAAAAACTCTACTGATATATCACTCACTTCAACATCACTTTTTAAAAAATTAATAAATAATCTTTCGTTTCCAAACGATGGAACAAAATCAACTCGTACTCATCAAAGCTATCCTTCTAGCTTTATTTTAAGCATGCCTACAGCCCCTTTGCCTTATCATTGGGCTTACCCAAACACAGGTTGGTTATCGGATTATAAGTACATGTATGATTGGCCTTTGGCACTTACTACCAAAAATTTTTCTTATGGTACTAGTTCTTGGATATTTGCTTACATTAATAAAGCTTATAATGTTTACACTTATTATTCTGATTACTATTCAACGTATTACAACAACTACACTAATTTTTCTAATCAGCTTTTTAACGGCCAAAATTTGTGGGCGCTAGGTTTATCGGATAGTCAAGGGGGTATTAACTCACCATCAATAGATCCTTGGAACTCAAAAGTTTTATTGGAAGTACCCACGGGTACTACACCTCCCGCAGACCTTTTAAAAACCGTTGGTCTAATTGGAAATTTAAAAAAAGTTACTGGAGATTACACCTTTACAGTAACTGATTACCTTAACGCTAAGGTTAGTAAAACCGTCACGTTAACTCCTCCTGACGCAGACTTTTCAGATAGTTGCGGAGTAAGTCATTGGAAGATGGAGCGAAAGCTTTACAGGCGAGGTGGTAATTTTAATGGATTGGTAAACTATACAGTCGAACCTAAAAAACACGTACAGCTTTCAAATTTTAGACTTACAAATAAAGGAAGTGGGTATCTTCCTTGGGCAGGACAAACTGCTTACGACAATGGGACTAATTGTAACTCTGCTCCAAAAGTATATTTTTTTATGTGGGACGGTAAGAAATATATATCGCAGGTTTCTTATAATTTACCTTATGTTTATATGACTCCTTCAGACCAAGCTACAGGGTCTTTAAGTGCGACAGGTTATGGTATTGATCCTTTTTTCTGGCTTCCGCAAGACCCCGAAGATTTTGCCGAACATCCTCCTTTTATTGAAATTGAAAAACCAATATCTGGAACACAAGCTGTTGCTGCTGTGGATTGGAACTACGTATACACAGGCGATTACACAAACAGGATTCTTTCGTATGAATCTGCTGATAGCATTAACGAATCTTTATCTTCAGACGTTGTTATGCGATATCCCGCAGCAAGAAGTACTGCCAACGTAACGTATGCAACAACTAGTTTTAGTTGGTTTAATTGGAGTTTATATTGGTATAACTTGCCGGAGTTTAACAACCTTGCTAGGTCTGCTGTTTATTTTCCATATAAAAAAATATCTACCCCTTTTAGTGTCCTACCTAATTTTCCAATGTCGATACATTCTTTTGGTTCTGGAAAAGGATATTCTTATTACGACGCTCCTTTGTCTATGAACATCAATTACAGAAAGGCTTAACGTCATGGCAGATAAACCTTACGACCCTGTAATGACCGGATTCTATACAGGCGAAGGATTTGATGCTTACGAGGGTGGCACAGTAGGAGCTTGTCCGTCCAAGGTCTTTTACATCTCCGGTTTTAAAGTAACGAAAAGAAAAACAAGTTTGAAAAGTTCTGATGAACCTACTAAAAGCAGCGCACGTTCTGCGGAGTGTACTGTTCCTAAAACAAGCCCCATGTTTGAAATTACATTTAAGACTAATGCTAAATGCAAAGATCCTTTTCTAGTTTTAGAAAACAAAAAATTTATAGTCCCTGCTCCTATTGAGAATCTTGCAAATATAAATTATGACCCAACAAGCTATTACTACAATTACAAATTGCTTTTGCCTTATGCAGGCCATGCATCTTATCTTGACCCAGGAAGAAGGTTTCTTTTTTCTTTTTCTGATATCAATGTTGAAATGCCTTTAAAATCAAAGTTTTTCAACTTTAGCTCCACTACGGAATATACGGCTGAAAAACTTGCATGGACAAACTCACACCCTGTTGCAGAAGTTTTTCCTTACACATACACGCCACTAATTACTAAACGAAATTCTACTGGATTTGTTAAAACTAAAAACACTCCAACTTTTTTTAGGTTTGAAAGCTTCCATTGGAATACGGATATTAAGTTTATAAAGAACACAAGAGTAATACCTTACGCCCGTGCCAATCAAGTGGATGGTTGGACACCTCAGCCTTACGCTTTCGCTGACTTCTCAGCATCTGATTTTTGTTATGTTTGTTTACAAGGACTTTTGTACTTAAAGCATATTACACTGATACCCAAAAACCCTGTAATTTCTGAAATTATGGGAATTGAATCCATTCTAATCCGAAGAGGAAACTTTTAATGCAGGCAAGACCATGTATTTGTAACCGTGTTACTACAGGTAGATATTATCAAGCCGCTGATTGCCGTCAATGCTGGCTATACCACTACAGTCCAACGTGGTCTGTTTACTGGGGAAAGCAACCTACCGAACGTGGGCCGATAGGAGCAATCCAATATTCCCCCGAACTATCAAAAAATCCCCGTGGTCTTCCATGCGTTAGCCTTGGCCCAATTATCCAAAGGTCTAACTGCCATTGCCCCTTAAAATTTATTCACAAGTGTGAAAAACATGGGCAATGTACAAGGGGTGTTGTGAGTGACCAAATTACATCATGCGTCTTTTGTCCCGACTACCAAGGCGATTCCCCTTTTATAGGATAAGACATGGACACAGGAGTTGTAATTGGGTGTTTTAACTACCCCCGTTTAATGGAACTTCAGATTAATCTGATCAGATCCCACAACGGCCCTGTCCCCATTTTTATAAGTGATGACTGCTCTGCAAAAAGCTTAACTTTAAATTGCTACGAAGAACTTATGGAGCTAACAAAGAAATACTCTGATGTAACTTTGTGGTCAAACCCACAAAGATTGGGTCATGCTGGCGGCGATTTAGTTGCTTTCCACCTTGGAATTCAGTGGGCTTTTTTCCGACGTTTCAAATACTTGATAAAGCTTTCCCAACGAATGTGCATCGACAAGTTTAAGTGGATACAAAGCTGTAAGGCATCTTTAAAACTAGGGCGCTTTTCTATTGCTTCTGAGGCATGTAAAGAGGGTATTACCTCTTTTCCTTTACGTACCGAGATTGTCTTATTAGATCCAGCGAAGTGGTATCACCCTATAATTTTAGACAAGATGCGAATGCAATCTTTAAATGGCGTGGCAACCGAAGTGTTGATAGGCTCTTGTGTAGACGACTTTTTTGATGGTGAGATGGGTAAGCTTAATATTATAGGCCCCGATAGGTTAGTTGCTTACCCCGGTATTGTTTGGCACACCTCACATTCTATTGAAAACTACCAAGATTTAGCCAATCGCTTTGACCTAAAACTAGACGCTAATTTCACCACCATGGGGTGGCATATCGATCCAGAATACAAGTGCTAACTCTTTTACCCTTGTATCGCATATATAATACAATTATACTATATATATCCTGTAAAGTATTATTGTAGGTTTCCAGTCTAGGAGGTTCACGATGGAACTGATCGACTCCGTTTTTACCCCCATCACTATGCTTGTCAACCTCATTTACTGGAGAGGTGTACGAGACGGCGCTATGGTTGTTGGTGGCATTTTCCTAGCTATTACCATGCTATCTAATCGCCGAGGTAGCTAATGAACCGCATAACAAACATAAAAACTTTCCTTGAGTTTGCCTTGGTATTGGCATCCTTGATTTTCTTATGCTTTACGTTAACACCTAAAGCTGCTTCACCCGAATCTAGTCGACCTTGGATGATCCCTGCAAAACCGAAACCTCCCTCCAACCCTAAAAATCCACCCCGCCCTATTCTTCCAATCTTTCCTTTGCGTGACGTTGACGACCCATTCGATCCTGTAAACCTTTCTACTACAACTATAAAACTAGGTGGAAAAATAGCTCCCGATAACAAAACCGAAATCCAAATTGACTTTCCACTTAGCGAACACATTACCAACATCGGCTCCAAAAAAGACGGGGCTGGAATGTGCGTGATGAGTTCCATCGAGATGGCAGCACGATGGTCAAACCTTGAAGCCATGCGTGGACTACGAGACTGGTGCGCTAAAGAGCCTGGTGGTGGCTGGCCCGAAAAGGTGGACAAGCAAGTCACCCGTTACAGCAAAGAACACCTACTCTCCCCTGCTCCCGGCTATATCCAATACGAAGGTAAAGACTTACAGATCCTCAAGACCGCCCTCGACACAGGACGCTTCCCTGCAATCACCTACTCAGGAAGAGACAAGGTACGATACACAGGAACCATTGCTCATATGGTTTGCCTCGCCCATTTGGATGAAAAGTACGCTGCGATCTGGGATAACAACGGTAAGCCCGGAGAGTTGATTTGGATGAGCCCGAAAGAGTTTGTAGACCGTTGGACAGATGGATCTTCTGGATGGACGTTCATCTGGATCTCTCCACCCCCGCCACCAATACCCATACCATAGGATTCCCCATGAACGCTACCTTGCTATTTTTAGTGCTTAGTCTTGGTGCATGGGATGCACCAGCAAGCCCCTCAGTTGAGTGGGTATCCATGACGGACAAGACTCAGATAGCTCTTATTGTAAACGGCAAACAAGTAGGCAACTACCACCTTGACCTCAACGAGTACCATCCTTACGACCCTTTGACAGACACTTTCAAGGGTGGGGAAAATACCCCACCCCATCCTTTACCGGCGAATTACTTACCCCGTAAGCCAGAGATAACCAACTTTGGTGTGAACCGACTTACTCCCCATACCCGTGAGCGATACATCATCAACGGCATTGATGCAACAGGGGAAGAAGCGTTGCAGGCTTTGCAAGAGAAGAATGTCCCTAATGACAAGAGCCTACTGCGTCTTACTATCATTGGGCCAGAAGCTATCCGTAAACAAGTTCGCAAGGACTTAGAAAACGATCCTTCCCTAACCAGCTTTTCAGAGAAGTACCTAATACAAGACTACGCTCCTGACAACTGGGCAGTAAGACAAGGGTTCTTTACCGAAGGCAAACCCACTATCTACCTTCAGCTTCCAACGGGGAAGGTGTTACACAGACAAGATGACTACGCTGACGGAGCTATTGGCTTGGCTACGGCTCTTCGTAAAGCAGATCCAAACTACACTCCCGACAAAGATCCTGACAAGCGAAAGCCCCTAGTGTTTCCCTTTGTCAGTGACTACATCCCTTTTGCTGTCTTGGCATTTCTAGCCTTGATCTTGTTTTTAATCCCTAACAAAAAAGTAGGTTCCCATGTTTGATATGTCACACGCTGGTTATATTGTTGCAGGATTTGTTTTAGGCTGGATCGCTTGTTCCAAGTACAGCAGCAAATTTGCAATCCCAGCCTTTACAGTTGTCCCCGTAAAGGTTGCACCCGATGTCGAAGTTGTTCCCACTCTCGAACCAAAGGATCACTATGACACAATCCTCGAGATGGTCGCTGCGGAGAATCGTAAGAAGGAAAAACTATCTGCTATCATTAATGCTCTTAACCCCCCCTCCGAAAAGAAAGGTTAATCTCATGGATGCTCTAAAAGGTTACAAAACCAACCTCGCAGCCATTGGCCTTTTGGCCTTGGCATTTTACCAGTTCTCACAGGGCTCTGTTGACACAGCGTTTCAATCACTTATGGCGGCACTTGCTGCCTTTGGCCTAAGACAGGCAATTTCTAATGGATCGCAAAGCAAAGCGTAGTAAAGAAGTTCACACAGCTACTATCAAACTCCTTGCCGGAACGAGGGTCAGCAACCTTCTTTCCGGCCTTGTTTTTATAACACCCAAAACATGTGACTGTAGCGCATGGTATCTTATTGAAAAGGGGCAATGGTTTTACTGGACTGTCTTTTATACAAACGATATGGGGGAAGAGTGTCTTATCATGGTGAGAAGGGATTTTGTAACTATCAAGCCAGGAACTCATCTGCTCTCTTCACGGGAAAAAGTTCAACAACGAATGAATAAGGTTTTAAAAAACAACACCTTAGAACATATGAGACTCCCCCGCCCACCAAAAAAACCAACGGGAATAAAACACAAAAAAGAAACATGTCCACAAGAGTGGAAAAGAATGTACACAGAATTTAATACTTTAGTTGCTAACCGATTTTTTTCACGTCATTCTACAGAAGAGTCGATTTTAAAAAGAAAAGAGACTTTTAAAAAAATCGCTTTGGAAAAAGAACTTTTAAAAAAGGAAGAACCTACAGAGTTGGAAGATGATGAAACATCTGACTTAGATTAGTTTGATTGACTCTGGCATAATGTCCTAACGTTGTTTCCGCTTTCTGATGTTCTGCCATATGCTGTATCCATTTAATTGGAACCCCCGCATCGCTTAACATAGAAATAGCAGTTGTTTTAAATGAGTGAATATCTAAACTCGTTCCGTCAGGAAGTACTTTCTGAATACCCGCCGCTTTTAAATCCCGATTAAAATCCCCAACTATAGATTTTCGTATGTTAAACACTTTGTCATCCGGTGTTAGATTATTCTCTTTAATCCAAAGCCTCAACTCTGTTGCCAGTGCAGGGTGCAGAGGTTTGGTTACCGTTGTTTTATTTTTAACTTGATCGCCTCGCAAGACAACTTCAGCAGGCTCTTTCTTGAAATTAAATTGCCCGACAATAACTTCTCTGGCACTACCGGCCCGAGTCAATGTATAGAACAGGAACTTATAAAACAAAACCCTTTCTTGTCCTTTGGCTAAGGTCATGCTGCGTGACGCTTTCTCCGCTTGCTTTTTAGTATCAAAGAAACCGCAAGAGATTACCTTACCTTTTACTTTGCGTGTTAGCTCATACTTACCGCTAGACAGTTGGATGGATATAGTCTTAGCTGTCCTTCCGACGTTATAGGGCATTCTTGCCTTAGCTGTTTTGAAGATAGCCTCCAACTCAAGCTGGGTCATAAACCTTCTTATCTTAACCTCTACCCCTCTAAACTTTTTTAGGCGGGTGAAGATGTTTTTATCCCAATATTTTTTTCGCTTTAACCACTTCCCAAACCGAACAAGGGCTCCGATATAAAAGTTCTTAGTTCGGGTGGATAAGGGTTTGGGCTTCTTACTGTTGGTGTGGGAAGAACTATTTTTTAATTTTTCTTGAATTATTGAAATATCTATCTCCTCCAAACGAATAACTTGTAGAGACTTCAAGATGATAAACTTTACCTTTGATGTCTCATCGCTCACTGTCTGACTCTTAAGCCCCTCATTGGTTAAAGACTCTTCATACAGGGTTATTAATTTATCAACATCTTCTTCGTTTTTATCCAAATCTTCTTCGGTTGTTTTTTTAATTTTAGAGATTGCTGACTTGAACTCTTCAACAGCCTTGGCTTTGGTTGTTATACCAGGCAGTCTTAGCCTGTGTCTTTTACCCTCATGATCTCTAAACACCCCATAGAAATCCTTCGATAACTCGACGGTTTTGACAGCACCTTTAGTGGACGAGCTTACTCGTTTTCCATCTAAGAGGTAGTAGACCCTTTTGATTCTTTCCACGTGTGCCATTTGAATCTCCTTTTTGAACCACCAATAGGAGTATAGAGAATCAGTTTGCGTGGGCCAATGCGTGGGCCAAAATTGAATCATAAAGTCACAAACAGCAAGATTGTGGTGGTTTTGAAAAGGGCCAAAAAAAATAAGAACCATCCTATCCTTTAAGTTTTTACGTTTAAAAGAAGAATGGTTCTTACTATGAAAAGCCTATTATCACTGATTATCCCGTGTATTAATTGAAGTCTGGTAGGAAGAATGATTACTAGATTAAAGAGGAAATGAAAATGCCCCTGACTGGATTCGAACCAGTGACCGACGGATTAGAAATCCGTTCCGTTTCTTTTATTTATTGTGTTTTTACTGGGATTTAATGTGTATTTGTTTTTTGCGTGGGCCAATGCGTGGGCCAAAATCTTATCGTTTTTCAACTTCCATGCGTTCATTTCTTACTCTTGCGGTATGTTCGCCATGCTTACGTATTCGTGTTGAGCATAGCTAAAAACTTTTGTCTTTGTTATGTCTTCAGCTAACAATTCAACAGGGCCTTTGAGAGCTACTGGATGATCCCCTGAGTATCGAATGTAATAGGGGTGTGTAGCACTCCTCCATTTCTTATAGCGTAGCTGTGGCATCTTACCTCCACGGTCTACATAAATTCTAAAATCGTTATCCATTTTAAACTCCTTAAAAATAATCGGTAGACTCTAATATTTTTGTAATGCTGGCACTGTACAGTTCCCTTCGCTCTAATAGGGTTTTATAAAACACTTTTGTTTCTTTGAGTGTTTCAAAACAATCGTAGTCAGAGAACAATGTAGGCTCTGAAAAAACGTCCTTTTTATTGACAGGCTTTCTGAGCATGTAGCAAACAATATAGCGAGTTTTTGTCTCTTTCATTTTAATCCCTTAAAAGAATGTAAGCTGTCCCGAAGCTTCTTTAACTACTCCACCTTTAATAGTGTTAAGTAAGCTTTGTAAATGTTTGATAAGTTTGTCTTGTTTCGTATCTTCTGGAAATTGATCAAACTGCCTTTTGTGTATTGAGATACATTCTGTTAATACATCTTCTTGTGCTTCTTCTAAAGTTTCAAAAGCGGTGTGATTATTAAAAAAATTAAAATATCCCCCACCACATCCTCCGTTTTTATAGTAATAACTTATATTTCCTTCTGTAAATAAATTATTAGGGCTTTTTACTATTCGACATTCGATACCGTTAGGCCCAAAAGTTTTATCTTTTCCACAGAACGATGTAGTTCCAAGTGTAAGTTTCCATACCTCTTTAAAAAATGTTTCTGCTATTTCATGATCTAGACTATTTTGTTTTCTTCCAAGTACATAATAAGGATAAGTTTCCGTTACTGTTTCTTCTTGTTCTTTTTTTATGATCTGCTTTTCATTTTCCCATTCATCTTTTACTTGCTGAACAGCTTCTTCTGCAATTCCCCAAAATTCGTAAAGTTTCATTTCCAATAATTCTTCTTGTCTATCTTCCCAAGCTCTAAACTTTGCTTCTATAAACTCGACATGCGTTCGATGATTTTTTGCTGGTGTTTCAATCATATGTATCCTTTAAAAAAAAGAGGGAGAAGGTTTTACCCCTCTCCCCCTAACCCTATCAACCCAAAATTAAAACATTACTTTTCTAGCTCTTACAGCCCTTGCGGGAAGTAAAGAGTTTAAAATGTCCTCTCGCTTTTTTCGAGCAAGATGTTGTAACTTTGGCTTCGACTTTCTTTTCCGCTACCGCTGGCTTTGCAGCTACAGCAACAGGAGCAGAACAAGTACCACCGGCGCAAGAAGACTTCTTGCCAAAGATACCGTCTACCGACACCGAAGAAATTGCCACTACAGTGGCTAACACGAATGAAAACATAGCACCATCCTCCATGAAAAATACTGGGGAAATCCCAGCGGTAAATCCAAAGCAACGCTTTGGTTAATCGGGTTGATTCTTTTTAAGTTTGTTTATTAGCTTTAAAGCTTTTTTAAAAAACGGAAGTCCAGCACAAGGCCATCCGTCATATGGAATATCGTTCAAATTGTTTTCGTTAGCTTTCCACTCAGCTTGAAAGTCTTTTACCAAGTAGGTCAGATTTTCAAGTAGCTCTTTTGATGTTTCAGTTTTAGTTATCATTCGTCCTCCGTGTCGTTAGATGGAAATGCCCAGATGCCGATATCTTTAGAAAGCACCTGTGCGTTGATGTCGGGAAGGTTTGCAATCTCTTTAGAAACCAAATCGGCAGGGAGCCCACTTAGTTTTGGATTGGTAATCATGTTGATTGCTGAAGGCAGCGATTCTGAAATTATGATCACTGTACCAGTGACAAAATAGCCGTTTTGTTTAATAAGCTTGGGGCGATTATTCCAGATCATCAAGCGCATGTGTAGACTCCATTTTATATTGGTCGCAGAAATCCTTCACGGCGCAATACCTTTCGCACCGAGTTTTAGTTCCTTTACGCTCTACAGCGTAAAGTTTAGAATCGTTACCTTCTTCTAAATGTAAGAGGGCTTCGGCATGGGAGTCATACAGTTTTACCGCTGACTTCCTGCTCGTTTTCATGACTGCCCATTTACCAGGCTGAGCCCATTGGTCTTTTTCCGTACACAGGGGTAGTGTCAGTTTTGCATCTTGATGCAATTTCACCCGCTCTGCAATTCGTTCTTGAGCTTCAAAGTTTGTCCAAAGCTTTAGTGGTATTGTGGCAATAGGTTGCTGAGGATAGTTTTGATTTCTAAGAGCTTCGGCTTGGCTCCAGTCTCGTAACACTGCAACCACTTCCAAGTTGAAAACTTCAAAACCAAAAGTCCTTAATATGTAAGCGTAGGTATTAAGCTGATTCTCCCAGTCTTCCCGACGAGAGTCGTACACCAGTGACCAAGCTGAAGTTACTTTGTAATCCTGTAGCGTTTTTGTGCTGGGGAGGTAGCGGTCAAATTGTCCTGACACTTTCCACCCAGAGACTTCAATCGACATTCGCTTTTCGGTCATTACATCGGGATCATTATCTGCGTTGCATAAAACCTCATGCACACCTTTACCTAAGAGTGACCAAAGAGAATCGATAACATCTCGCTCAAGCTCTTCAGCATGCCGTTCTTCTAGCACCATGATTCTTGGTGATTTCCAAAGTGAAGTGACAGAGATATTTGCATCGCCTTTAGAGTAAGTGTCGTTTGAAACGGCTGCTACTAAAGACAAAGGTAAATTAAACTTATTGGTAATCTTCATAGTTATTCTGCCTTTTTGTAGGTGTCTAAAAGTTCTTCAAGTTCTTTGCTGGCTGGAAGCATGTGTATTTTCTTGGCAACAAGACTAGCCATTTCGCTGATCTTTTCTACCGAGTTATAGAATGGGATTTCTTTAATTGTGAATCCATTCCCATAAAAAATATAAGCGTAAAGTTTTAAAGGGTCGAACGGAGGGAAATCAACAACGGTGTTTTTTCCAGCAAGAGACTGAACACTAGACTTAAGCATTCCTATTGTGGTTGGGAACAGGAGATAAGATGAACGCTTAAAATCGTTACCACTAATTTCTCGGTAGTGTGCTGCAACTAAGGAGTTTCCCGAAAGCAGAATTATACCGCCGATTATTGATTCTTCTGGTGTAGTTATTGTTCCTTCTTTAACCAACTTAATACCTATCAATGTTCCAACTGTTAACATAGCGTGGGCTTCAACAGATACTTCTCGAACTATACGGTCGCCGTACTCTTCAATAACTTCTTGAGTCATTATCATTTTGAATCCTTGTGGTTAGTTAACCAAAGCAGCCCATGGTTCATGTGCATCTTGCTGGCTTTGGCGCAAATTGTTATCCATATATATTCACTAAATAGTCTCTTGTATGGGCTATCACCATCGTCAAAAGGTATAAGTATTTGAGACTTTTCATTAGGCTCTTTACCTCTGATGTGAGAGGTAGGTAACCCTGTATTGTAAGCTTGGTTTAAAGCTTCTTTGGCTTCTTTAGTATTAAACCAATCTGGGAGATTAAGTTTAACGAAACTGCCTTTTTCCGGTTCTCTGTTACTCGGCATTCCTTTACCCACTTCTGGAAATCAATTTCCTGTATTCTAACTACTTTTGGTGAGACTCTAATAAATGGAAGTTTTCCATCTATGAGAATCCTGTTAACCGTACTTAGACTGACATTGATCCGTGTTGCCACTTCTTTTTTGGTCAGGTACATCTTCAGTCCGAATTAATAGTGATTGTTTTAAAGAAAGGGCTTACTACGACATTGTCTACATACGCTTCAATGTTTACATCTTCGTTATCAATATTAGTTTTTAAAACGTGAGAAGCGTAATTCTTAAAATCTCTAAGAGCTTCTTCCCGTGTTACAGCTACTGTATAAAACCCTTTTATAACGGGGTTATCTACTGAAGCTGCAACAAACCAGATGTGCCACATTGTGCCAAAAAACGTATCTGACTCAGTCATTAAAGAATCCTTTCTAAAATATAAACTAAAAGATTTGTGAACACTTCAGCTAAAATGTCCACGATTGCTAAAGCAAGACCTATTACTACATCGCCGGATGAATTACTAATTGTTGAAATTATTTGGTCCACAACCATGGGAATCTCCTGTTTGTTTTTGTGTTAGATTCAAAACTTTGTCTGACTTCTAACGCAATCTTTTTTGTCAGTCTTTTTTCTAACTCATCTAACTCTTGCTTTTTTTCATCTAAGTAGACTTCTAGTTCTTGTTTTACTTTTTTCAGACCGTCTTCTATTGCTGTGCTAATGGCTGCTACACCTTCTTGTTGTGATTGTTCTAAAAGATGTTCTACTTTTTCCGAGTTCTCTTCAAACTTCCTTGTGAAAAATTTGTTGATTGTTTTTTCTAATTCACTTTCCATTTCGTAGCCTCCGTACTACTGTGGTTTCTTCGAACTCCAAGGCTTCTGACCTTAAAGAAAAACAACCTATTCGGGTTTTGTCTTCCTCTAGTGTTACTACCCATTGGTTAGACTCTTGCCCCTCCCCAGGTTCGATGCTAGCTACTCGACGCATAACCGAGTTGCCAAGCTTTCGTATATCCAATTTTTCGTTATAAAGAGATACGACGGAACCTGAGGGCTTAACAAATATTTTTAAACTCATAGCACACTTACAGGAGCACTGCTTGCTGGTGATTGAATTACCGGAACAGATGAGGATCTAATAAGAGTCCTTCTAGGCTGAACTCCAATTTTAGATTCTAACAAACTGGACAAATTCTTCATTTTGTTTGCAAGATCGGAACGCTCATTTCCATCAGCCCGAAGATACTCCGCATTTACATTACCCAAAATACTCTCTGCTTGTGCCACGATAGCGTTTAGGTCTGAACTGTTTGATACACTGATCTCATTAAACTTTCTAAAGAACGTTTTAAAGTTTTCAGTTACTGTGGTGTCCCTAAATATTTTCTTTGATCCATCGGGATTTGGGGACATTCTTTCAGCAAGATTTACGACTAAGTCTTGTAACTCTTTACCAAAAGCTTTTTCCGCTTTAAGAACCGCATCTTCAAATTTAGCTTTAACAGCCTGTTGTTGTCTCCGATACAGTTCCGGATTATGCAACATGAGGTATTCTGGCGGGTTTAAATTTGGGTATTCCCAGTAAAAAGAAAACAGGTCGCTAAGATTTTCGGGGTAATCGCTTTCGTTATACAATCCTTTTAAAGCCTGTTTACTTTCAGTTTTTAACTGATCGTAGTTAGAAATCATATCTGAAACTCTATTAGCTAACTCTTGCCTAAAAGATGACATCTGAGTTTCAAATCTTTGAATGTTATCTTTTCGGATCAGACGCACACCAGACTCTACGTACGGGAGGGTGGTGTCTTTCCAGAAACTTACGATTGAGTTTTTAGTCCTGCACAAATTTTTATAATAAGTGTTGTTACGACCTATCAATCGTTTTTCAATTTTTAAATACTTCTGTGATGTACCTAAGCTGATAGCTACAGCGTCTAGCGCTTCCGATCCCGCCTTTTTTGTGATGCCCCACCAGTGGGTACTCAGAGAGCACCCCATGACTTGTGACTCTAGGTTTTCAGATTGGGTAACTGGCAATCGTTTTAGTTCCATTGCGATTCGTCTCCTGTTGATGTTTTTGTGTCTAGTTCTTTTCGGATTGAGAATAAAGTTTCAGACAAATCCAAAGTGTTTGCGGAGGTTAGAACTAAAGAGAAGTTCTTTTTTTGCTCTAAGTTTTTACCATGCAAAACTACTACAAGATCGCCTTCCTTATCTACAGCGATGCTGACTTTATTAACCGAAGCTTTTTCACCAGAACAAAGGTTCTTTTTACTATCACTCATACTTCTCCTATCAGAGTTCTTCGTGGACTGATCGCTTTAATTGTCTGTTGTTTTTCACTAACTGCACCTATGTACTTACCTTCATAGTCTGAACTTAGGCACATCATCTTGCTCCATTCTCTAAGCTTCTCGATCTCATCCTTCCTACTAAGCGATACGGGTATGATGTACTTCGCTGCATTGGCTAAGCTGATTTCTAACTGTTTCGATTTCTTGACGCAGCCTTCTATCTCCGCTCCTGTCCAGCCTTCATCATTTACTTCGACATCTTTCTTCACCGAATACTTATCCAAATAAAAAGACCATAACTTTTCCCGCTCCACTTTAGACGGTAGGTCAACAAAGAAGAGCGAATCGAATCTACCTTCTCTGGCAAAGGCAGCATCCAAAGAAGAAACGTCGTTGCATGTCCCGATCACGAATACGTCTGATGTCTTGTCAGATAGCCATGTCAGCAAGCGACCAAAGACCCTAAGACTTACGCCGCTATCATTGCCAGACTTTGAGCCACCAAGTGCTTTTTCCAACTCATCGATAAACAGGATGCAAGGCGCAACGCTTTCAGCAATGTCTATAAGTTCTCTTAGGTTTGCTTCAGTTTCGCCTACATGTTTTGCGTAGATTTTCCCAATGTCACACATTAATACAGGGCGGTTTATTTCGCTTCCTAATGCTTTTGCAAATTGACTTTTCCCTGTTCCTGGTGGTCCTAAAAGCAATACCCCGTGAGGCTGAATCTCTGCACCATCTTTTAAAATCTTTTTGCAGTAGCTTTTTAAATGTTCTAATCCACAGATGTTCTTAAAGTTTGTGTTACCTTCGTAATAGGTAAGGAACCCGCTTTTGCTTACAGATTCTTTTTTGTAGTTTGTTACAACGCTAGGGTTAATGTCACCCTCCGTGGTAATAGATATCGAGAACGCACCTTCAACTTCTCGACGTGTAAGTCCTCTAGCTGCATAAATAACAGACTTGCTCACAGGAGTTTTGTCTGGCTTTTCTAATAGGTCGTTAGCGATGTCTGCAATCTCTATGTCAGAGGGCAGTTTATGCTGGTGCAGAACAATCATTTTTTCGACTTCTTTTGGCATCTCTCCAGTACAGGAAAGCACAAAGTAGTAAATCAAATCTTTCTGGCCGTCTAACACTGCGTTGTAAAACGCTTGTAACACTTCTCGCTCTTTAATAAAGAGGTGGTAGTTCCAAAGCAGTACTACCCTTGGAACTTCACTTTGCACTTTTGAGAATGCTGCAAACGGGGAAAGTGGACTTCTTGTTTTAGGATCCACCGCATCTGTGGGACGCATAGGATTGACTAGACCTTTAGCGATATCCCACACGACAATCTCGTAGCCTTTTGAGAAGGCGAGACGTGTCATTTCTCGCTGGGCTTCCTCCGGTTCATACGTAAGTATCCAGTTCCCGGCAAAGCCAGCGTTGATATAGTTTTGGATTCGTTCGGTAAACATGTAGTTATGACCTTAATTTTTAGGGGTGTTTTGTCCATAACTAAATTTAGCGCATAGGTTGCTTTTACATGTACTACCTGTGTTCGGTACGGACTGTTAAAGAGCATTCCATTTTGGTTAAATTTAGCTTCGTGCCAACGAGCTTTTAATTCAGTGGTGTATATTCGATCAAATATTTTACCCGAATTAACATCTTGCAGTCTCCACTCTAGTCTTGTGATTTTTTCTTGCTTCTGGCTTCTGGCTTTCATACTTGCTCCTGGTTATTGTTTTTCTAAACACTGATCCGTAAACTCAAAAAACTCCGGCTTTTTTTCTTCTCCAACTACTGATCCTAAAGCGTCCATGAATTTTTTTGTTTTTAGGGCACAGGCATCGCCAACAAATCCAGTTGCTTCCAGCGTAACGGTTCCCTTTTTATCCACTACAAATGTGATCCTTTTCATGTTAACCCCCAAACAATTTAATTACTGGAGTAGACATATCCACCGTAGCTCCTGCATATAGAGCGTGTTCCAAAGAGTTGCAGTGAGTCCAATGCATCGATCCAAAGACCTTAAATCCATATGACCACGTAAAACTGTTGAGGGCTCCGGGGGAAATAGATGTCATGTAAGATATGAGTCGTAACCGTACTGTTCTGGTGTTGTTGGAAACAGTAGTAGGAACTTCAAACTCTGCAATCACGGCATCGTTTTCTCTGAATGAAAAGCTGGTTTTGTCTTCATACTGTCGAATCGATTCTGGAACTTCTGCGTAAAACTGATCGAGGCATTTTGATTTTTGTTTATGTACATGTCCTACTTCATCTCTCCCTCGTTCTAAGAGAGCGGTCAGGCTGTTATCGACGATACCGAATTCGTTTTGAATATTCATGTTTTCTCCTAGTAGGTTTCGACTTCAATTTCGTAAGAACCGTTATCTAATTTTTTTGTTGTATACTGGTAGCCTTGCTCGTCAGCTTCTACTTGTACTGCCGCTAACCCATACTCCTGCATAAATCTTTCGCCTTGCTTACCTCCCATCGCTTTCTGCAACGTACCTTCATACGAGTCCCACAGTAGGGTGTACTTGCCCGAAGCTTCTTCTTTAAGCCCTAGTTGGTATTTACAATCCGGTAATGAAATAGCGTGGGTACACTTCCCTAGATCGCTTTCAGTCATGCCGAGGTTCAAAGCTCCATCCGTACCGGAATAGCTTCCCGCTGTTCGTCCGTACCATGTGTATGTTTTTTTGTTTTCAAGAAACGTCCAACCAAGATTGCTACACATTCGTTTAACGGCAGCTAGATTCTTGATCTCAAGGGCTAATACGACTACATGTGACATTCATTGACTCCTGTTAGTGTGAAGCATACATACTTATTCCTACTATGTAAGGGGAATAATTCTTTTTTTACACTTATTCGTTTTCCTTTAATCGTAAAGATAAGACTTCATTGAGTTTACGAAGGGAAAGAATATGTTTACAAGGCCCTGTATACGTTGAAAAGGCAGGGCAAGAGCACGTGTCTTTTTCAACTTTATATCTGATTACTCTTCTATCTCCACCTGTTTCATATCGTTCTAAATACACGGCTTTACTCGAAAAAAATAGGTTATAATCAACATCTTTAATTCGCATAACTACACTAAAGATCCCTGTTGATTTACCGTCTCGATACACTTTACTTTTTTCCATGGCGCTCCTTTCTTATTACTAAAATCCAAAACGCATTTAAAAAACCTTTATTGAAACGACACAGAACGTCCTGCAATGTCACAAGATAAATGACATTCTGAAATGTTGTAAGTTGTTATATTGTAATGGTTTGTGTTATTAAGATTTGGTATGTCCACAATGCACAACATTCTAGTAAGAAGATATACATATATAGTCTTATAGGTATAACAATGTATTACCAGTATGTAAAAATGTTATAAAGAGATATGTAATATAATAATAATAATAATAATTACTTAATATATACTGAAATCTTATGGCCTTATTGACGATAGGTATGTAGTTACTTTCCTACCCAAGCATGAGCATTCTTGACATTTCATGATTTGATTTTTTTAAAGCTATACGAAATGGATACTTACACCGTTTTGAAATGTCATTTTACCCTATGACATTCCATGACGTTCTGTGCCGTTCTGGTAGTGTTATAGGAAGAGATGGTCGTCTGGTGGTGTTTCGGATTGTAAGCAGTTCCAGAAAGTTTCTTCTTTCCTTAGCAACTCTCGTAAGGCAGTTGCTTCTGGAAGGAAGCTTACTAATGCAAACCGTTCCGCTTTAGGTCGCCCAGGAGAGTATGATAGATAATGAAGTTGACTGCCCCCTGTTACGAGAAGCAAGTGCAACACTTGCGGTATATATTTCTTCGGTATTTGTTGATCCAAAGCAAGATCGTGATCTTTATCATTCGGTGCTTTGATTTCCAAGACTGTTCTGGATCCCGTTACCCAGCCATCCAAGCTGCCTTTAATCCAATCAAAACACGAATGGGTACAACAGATGGGTTCTACTTCTACTTGCATCGATTGGGCATACCAGTACCGTGCATCGGGCTCCAGTATTTGTCCTCGTCGCATCCTGTAACTTTGAAATGCGTTAAAGGTGCGTGGCAAAACCTTACCCAATTTTTCGTTCCACAGATCATGCCGGTTCCTGTTGAAATGACTGCCATTCATAATGGTTGGCGCATCACTCGAACCTATCCCCGTCATTCTCCAGTTCAGCCACTCCGGACTGCCCTGCTCAAGGTTGTGAACCCTCAAAGGTTTTTGGTCATTGCCTCTAAATGGGTTTTGCGCTTCATGGCTAAATCTATCGTAGGTGTGAGTCCTTCGTTCCAGCATTGTTTGATTACCCCCGCATTATCCACTCCTAATAGAGCACTTAATTTTTTAACTATTTCTTGCTCTTCGTTTGTAAGTTCTATTTCGAATGCGGATGATGTTGTTTTTGTAACGTGTAAATCTTTTTGTTCTAGCCAAAGATTGATTGCATCTCTGACAAGACTGGCGAAACTTCGCCCTTGCAGGGTGGCTATTCTCTCCACTTCTTCAGCGACGGTCTCCGTCAACACTATTGATCTTTTTACATATTCGGAAGACATTTTGAAAGCAACCTCGACAATTGTAAAAGGTGTAACTCTATGTATTGTAAACATTTGTATTAATTTATCAACATAAAAATAATACCCATGACTAATTATTCCTACCGTTGTCCTTGACTTTTCTTAACAATTTGCGATTATGATATGAAACCCCTACCGGAGTACCTAGCATGTCTAACGATCTATTTCACACTCACGACGATAAAATTAGTGTCAAGAAAAGTTTTTCTAATCCGTCTGTGTGTGAGAAATATCCGGTACTCACTGATGATCTGTTTTCTAAAGCCATCACTTGGTGGATTGAAAATCTATCGGTAACCACTCGTTATCAGATTGTTAGTGATTACTTTTCCGTGATGGCTGCTAACTCAGAGGAGACTAAAAATGGCCGAAAATAACCTTACTAGGGTTTCGGATGGGTACGAAGGTATTGAGCGTGTAGCTCGCCACCTGTTTGAGTGTGGATTTTTTAAGGACTTGCGTAGTGTTTCTCAAGCTTTCGTTAAGATCATCAAGGGTCGTGCGTTGGGGATCGACGAGTTTACGGCTTGTGATCAGATCAATATTATACAGGGGAAACCCGCACCCAATGCTAATCTTATCGCCGCATTGATTCGTAAATCTGAGCGCTATGATTACGAAGTCTTAGAGTTAAGTCCTACTGTTTGTACTATCCAAATTACCAAAGATGGAAAGCCTCAGATACCTACAACCTTTACGATGGTTCAAGCAAAGGCTGCGGGACTTACTAGGAATGCGACTTACAACGCTTACCCGACCAACATGCTTTTTGCTAGATGTATAAGTAATGCAGGCAAGTTTCATTGTCCTGACATTTGTACGGGACTGTATGTCCCCGAAGATTTTGGTGAGGATGGCTCAAGTTTTGCCATCGACATAACACCCAGCAATCCTCCTTTGCTCATGCAAAAAGAAGCCACTCCTATCGTTTCTGTTCCGATGAAAGATTCTTATTCGGCACAGGAATTAATGGATGCAACCAAGACTTCATTAGAAGATTTAAACTATGCGCTAGGAACGGAATTCAAATCAGTTGAAGACGCAAGTGCTTCACCTTACGCTATGAGCTTTCTTAAATCTAAAAAGGAAGCGTTGAGTTAAGCCCCATTCATAGAGGTTAGACATGGAAAAGTTTACCACAGGTTCGCAAAGAGACACTAGGGAAGGCAAAGGGCGCTACGATTTAATACCGTGGGAAGTAATTTCCCTGTTATCAAAACGGTTTGAATCTGGCGCTCAACTGTACGGTGATCGCAACTGGGAGAAGGGACAACCTCTGGGCCGGTATCTCGACTCCCATTTGCGTCATCTGTTTCAATTCTTAGAGGGCAGGACTGATGAAGACCATCACATTGCTGCCTTGTGGAATCTAATAGCTTTCATTTCGACACTCGAAAAGATCAAAGATAAGTCTCTTCCATTGACTCTTGATGACATCTGTCTGTTGGAAAAACAAAAACAAAAATCTTCCGAACCTCTATAAAATTTTTTGAATGTTTGGTTTGGTAATTCTTAGAATTTAAATATTGGAGTTGCGTTAAAGATTGTCTTTAATGTCTTCAGTTTTACTTGTAGTTTTAAAGGAGTTTCTTATGAATCAGTACGATTCAGCTAGCTTGTATCAGGGAACCATCACTAGTCAGGTGTTGGCTGAGAACAAAGACGGTGACCCACAGCTTCGTTTAGGTGTGGAAGTTACCCATCGTATGAAAGGCAAAACAGAAGCCGATGGTGTTGAGACTCTTTCAGACGATCTTCGATCTGTAAAGACTATCTACTTCTCTTTCGCTCCCAAGCCTGAGCAGATTGAACGTAACTTTCGGGACCTTAAAAACCTCGGTCTTAATTCCCCGAACATCGAAATCTTAAACCCTTCGCATCCTAATGCTTTGTCTCTAGTTGGAAAAGGCGTTTGCGTCAAGCCACGCTACACGCCAGACACTAGGGGTGGTGCTGACAAGGATTGGTGGAATCTAGTGTTTCCTTCGACACGTGCGCCAGAGATTTCTCCCGCAGCGATTTCAAAGTACAAAGAGATGAACAAGAATGTTCTATCCGAGTGCTTTGCTAGGGCACAAGAACCTAGAGTCGAAAAAGTCGGGTATTAAGTTAAGCCCGTAATGTACCCAGAGGACTTGTTTCTCTGGGTACTTATTTATTACCACTCGCTCAAGGATGACTAAATGGCAACAGATATTCCAGATTACATTCTCCAAGTTCTTGCCCGTTTCGGGCCTCTTAAATCTGAGTCTGATGGCTGGGTAGTCCCTTGCCCTTGCCTTTCGCACAGTAGTAAAGGTAGTGATCGAAACCCTTCTCTTAGACTTAGCATCGGTGATGCTGGCAAATTAATAGTACATTGCCGAACCGGTTGCAGCACGGAAGATGTCTTGGCATCCATAGGTTTAACTTACGCTGATCTCTTTTGTCCTACAGGCGAAGACCCAGCTAGCTCTTTAATTTTTGAAAAGGTTTCTTCTTCTGAGAATCGAGATGTTGATCTTCTCCACGATGTATATACACACGTCCTTACCTTTTTAGGTTTGCATTCATCTCACATTGCCGAGTTAGAACTTAGGGGTATGGGTCAATCTTTCGCAATGGAGTTAGGTTACAGATCCCTTCTTACTAACTTTGACCAAGACAACCTACTCAAAAGCTTACAAAACATTTACGGTGACAAGCTCGTTTCTATCCCTGGTTTTAAACCTAGTCCAACTCATGCTGGAAAATTTGTATTTGCAATCGACCCTAAAGGTATGGTCTTACCAATACGAGGTTTGAACAACAAGATAATCAGTTTAAAAACACGTAGGTCTTACAGTCCTAAATACATCATTTGGTCTACTACTAAAGGACCAAGTGCTGGAACCCCTGTGCATTGCCCCCTTAACCGGCTTGATGATTTAAACACGATACGAATTACCGAAGGTGAAATAAAATCGGACATCGCTTATAAGCTTAGTGGAACATACACCATTTCTATCCCCGGTGTAAACGCTTGGCCAAGCAGCTTGCCAATCATTCAAGCTTTATCGCCACGTAGGGTTTTACTGTCCTTTGATTATCCCGATGTCATAACTATGGGCGGTGTTGCTAGACTCCTTAGACTTTTCGCCGAAGACTTAGTTGCAAAAGGTTACGACCTTGGGTTTGAATCTTGGGACATCACCAATTCAAAAGCTAAAGGTATTGATGATGCATTAACACTAGGTTTAGTTCCTACTCAAACATGGGGTATTGATGCGCTTAATAAAATCCGTTCCTTCCACGATAAAGAGAAAGAGCGTGTCAATTTTTTTACTCCGGGGGAGCCTCAAGAATTTCCAGTCGAGGTGTTCCCACCGTCTATTCGAGAATTTATTCACCAGCATAGTCAATCTCTCCAATGCCCTGAGGACTTTATGTCTGTTGCTGTCTTAGCTGTAACGGCTAGGTGTTTAGGAACAACCCGTGGAGTAGCATTAGATAACTATTGGTCTGAACTTTCTAATGAGTTCCTGTGTATTGTTGCCCCTCCATCATCTGGAAAATCCCCCGCTTGCAAACGTATTCTTGCTCCGCTTAAGAAACTTCAAAAGAAAGATGCTCAACGATACGAAAGAGAAAAGTCCCAGTACCGGCAAGATATAGTTGCTTGGCGAGAAGACTCTAGAATAGCCCGACGTGCAAACGCTGAAGTTCCTGACCCTCCTGAGCGTCCTAGAAAGATTCAACACTATTGGGTGAGTGACATCACTGTCGAGACGGTTGCTAAACGACTCAACGACAATGCTGAAAACATACGTCACGATCCTTCCCTTCTTTATTACCGAGACGAGATAATATCTTGGATCAAATCCCTAAACGCTTACCGTGGAGGCAAGGGCGCAGATAGAGAGTTTTTCTTAAGCTGCTGGTCAAACGAGGACATTAAGGTAGACAGAAAAACCGAAGATGAAACCATCATTGTTTCTGGCCCTGCGTTAACAGTTCTTGGTGGAATTCAACCTGACATCTTACCGGAGCTTCAGAGCGACAGTTCGGGTAAAGACGATGGCTTTTTTGCTCGACTTTTATTCAGCTACCCTAACACCACCATTGGATTTGAACCTTCTTCATTTGAGCCCGACGCTGGTTTAGAGATTGCGTGGGAAACCGTAGTTCGAAGACTGTTGGCTTTGCTTCCTTCTTGTGATGACCCTGAGGATGGTGATGGAGTTAACCAACTTTTCAAGCCCCACCTTCTTCCTTTATCCCCCGAAGCGATAGTGCTTTGGAATGAATGGTTATTACAAGACACGCTGCTGATGCGTACTCCTACTTTTCCTCAAGTCCTTTTAAGTTCTTATGGAAAGCACAGGGCTATTCTTGCTCGCATAGCGTTAAGTCTTCACATGATTGTTAATGCATCTATCCCTGAGTCCGAGAGTTCTATTGATACTCCCATTACAGCTTCCGCTTTAATGTCGGCTATCAAAGTTTTGGATTATTTTAGGTCGCATTATCAGCGTGTGCTTAAGGCAATGACCCACACACCAGATGACCGCAGGGTTGAAAGCTTTGTAAAGCACGTCTTAGAAAACTGCAACGGTACAATTACTCTTCGAGACATTTACAGAAAACGATTGTTTGGCTGTAAAGGAAAAGAAGACGCTGAAAACCTCTGTAAAAAAGCAGCGGATCGTGGATTTGGTGTAATCGAAAAGATGCCAAGCACAGGACAAAAACCATTCTTATGTTTCTTAATACAGGGGGTTTTACATGACTAGTTTGTTTCCAATAAGTTACACCATGGGATGGAACGGTAAAATATTTGAAGAGAAGATACTGGGTCTTGATACAGAAACCGTTTTGATTGAGAGCAAAGCAAAAAGCCCCCGTATGGTACTAGCTTCTATTTCGGATGGTGAAACCACCATAATAATAAAACCAGAACAAGTTGACTCTTTCTTTGCGGCGCATACGGCTCACACTTTCGTCTGTCACAATGCCTCGTTTGATTTCTGGGTTTTAGAAGAGCATAGCCACAGGGTTTGGAACCTTGTTGAATCTAACCGCCTACATGACACCATGTACTTGGACATGCTTATTCGCCTAGCGCAGGGCCTTGGAGAAACACGGGCTGGATCTTCCGATGGCTTACTATTCCCACAAAACCTAGGAAAACTTTGCACAGCGTATGCTAAAGAACTGCTGCTTCCTTTTGCCGTAGACAAAGAGTCTCCTTACAGACTTAGGTTTGGGGAACTATTGCTTGTTTCAGATTGGGCTACTGCTGACCAAGGTTTCTTTGAATACGCTGCCGGTGATCCTAATGCTACCCAAAGACTTTACAAAATCTTGTACGCAAAAGCAGAAGAGCTTTCTAGGTCTTTCGGTATTGATGAAGCAAAGATCAAAGAGTACGGACCGCTAACGCATCACTTACAAGTCAAAGCTTCTGTTGCCTTGCTGAAATTAACTCGTAATGGAATTGGGTTTGATGCCTTAAAAGTTAAAGAGCTTGAGGCTTTCATACGATCTTCTATCGTAGAGGACATTAAGTTCCTTGAAAATTCACACCCAAACCTGTTTCAAAAATACAAAACCAAAGGGCCTATAGAGTATAAGTTTTCCCTTAAGTCCCAGCTTCCATCTATCAGCACAAAATATTTAAGGCAAGAGTTTAAAAACATATGCTTAAAACATGCTGTTCCGATTCCTTTATCTGGTGGCAAGACTGCTGATCTTGTATCTGTCTCTTTGTCCGCATGGGAAACTCTTAGACACTTGGATCCTTTGATCGATAAGTATTTAAACCTAACAACAGTAAGTAAACTCCTGAGCTTCTTTAAGATATTCGAAGATTCTCTTTTGCCACGCATCCATCCGTCTTATCAAGTGTTAATGCGTACAGGAAGAACCTCATCTTCAAAACCAAACATACAACAAATGCCTGGGGACAAAAGGTTTAGGTCTTTGTTCATTCCACGGCAAGGCAAAAAGTTTGCCGTCATCGACTACGCTTTCATTGAGCTAAGAACCTTGGCTGCAATTTGCGAAGAACGATTTGGCTCGTCTGTATTAGCGGACACTATTCGACAAGGGATTGACCCGCACGTTTATACCGCTGCTATGATCCGAGGCCAAAGTGTTGAGGACTTTAAGGCTCTTAAAGAAACTGATCCAGAAACCTTTAAAGCTTCTAGGCAATCAGCAAAGGCACTCAACTTTGGTATCCCCGGAGGTCTTGGTTCTAAGTCTTTAGCTGAATATGCAGAGGCAACCTACAACGTTTCAATGTCTATTGACCAAGCCTCTGCGTTTAGACGGAAGTTGATTTATTCTATTTACCCTGAGATCGGTAAATACTTATCCGACTCTGTGTTAGTTGATCTAGCGCACAACCTTGGTGTTCCCGTGGAAGTTGTTGAAGGCCCACTCAAACAGATATCTTCTGTTACATCATCGGCTGCGGTCATTCTTTCCAACACGGTTAAGCTATCTAGTAAGGTAGGTTACAAATACTCCGATAAGATTTGGGACACTTCTTGGTTGGTGATGCAAGACTTACTTCGCCTTTCGTTTAAAGACTACTCTAAGCTGCTTGAGAACTGCCGTCTTCAATCTGGTAGTTACGATTTTCATTACGAAGTATTCGCAACAACTGCTATCACCATGACAGGTAGAGTACGAGGATCTTGCACCTACACACAGGCTCGCAATACCCCCTTTCAAAGTTTGGCTGCGGATGGAGCTAAGCGGGCTCTGTGGCGATTGGTTCGTGAAAAGTTTGTCGTCGTCGCTTTTGTCCACGATGAAATGGTTATTGAAGTCTCTTCCAATGAAGAGGCTATGGCTGCAAAGAAGATTATGGAAGATGAAATGTTTGCAGCTATGGACAAAAGGCTACCCGTTGATTGCTCAATTGCACTCTGTGATTTCTGGGAAAAATAATAGTAGGAATTGTACTTGACTATTCACACCTATTCCTACTATTATATAAATAGAGGAAGGAAACTCATGTTTATAACGGCAGATAAAATACTTGGCTCTCCCAATTTCGGCTTCAAATCTGGGCCAAACTCTCTTGGAGAGCTTGTCTATCGTCGTACTTACCGCCGTGATGAAGAGTCATGGTCAGATACGGTTGCTCGGTGTGTAAATGGCACTTTTGAGATCCTTCAAAATCACTGTAAATATTACAACCTCCCTTTCGATATGCAGCTAGCCCGCTCTGAAGCGGAGGAGATGGCTCGACGCATATTCACTTTTAAATTCACACCTCCGGGGAGAGGTCTTTGGATTCATGGCACTTCGGTAGTTGACAAAGTGGGCTCTATGCCACTCATGAATTGTGCCTTTGTTTCTACAGCTAACATTTTGCAGGACAAAGACAAGCCGTTCCGTTTCTTGATGGACGTTAGTATGCTAGGTGTTGGCTGTGGTTTTGATACTGACGGCACTGGCAAAATCAATTGGAATCCTTTGTCTTCTTCTGAGGCAAGGGTTGTAGATGATTCAAGAGAAGGCTGGGTTGATTCTGTTGGTAAGTTACTTCTTTGGGGATTTGGTTATCAACCCAAGCCTGTTTTTGATTACACCTTAATTAGACCACGTGGGACTCCTATCCGTGGATTCGGTGGTGTAGCGGAAGGCCCTCTACCGCTTATTGAATTACACACGTCTATTGAACTGTTGATTACTAACAGTGCTAATAAGCCTATAACGGTTCGCAACATTGTTGACATAATGAATCTTATTGGCAAGTGTGTTGTCGCTGGTAATGTACGACGCACTGCTGAGATTAGTTTTGGTAATCCCGATGATGAAGAATACCTTGATCTGAAAAATTACGAAAAAAACCCCGAGCGTAGTTCTTACGGGTGGACTAGTAACAACTCTGTCTACGCATCTCCTCGAACCGATTACGAAAAAGTATCGCAGCGTACTAGGATGAACGGAGAGCCTGGATATTTCTGGCTTGATAACGCAAGAGCTTTTGGTCGCATGGGTCGAGAACCAGATAACAAAGATTACAGGGCAAAGGGATCAAACCCCTGTGTGGAACAAATCTTAGAACCATACGAATGCTGTAACCTAAACGAAACCTACCTACCCCATCACGATAGCCTCGAAGACTTTAACAAAACTTTGAAATATGCTTTCTTGTACAGCAAAGCTGTAACCCTGCTTCCGACTCATTGGCCAGAGACAAATGCTGTTCAACTTCGTAACCGAAGAATCGGCGCTAGTCTTTCTGGTGTAGCTCAGTTTATTTCTGCACAAGGCGAAGACACACTAAAGACTTGGTTAAACGTTGGGTACGATACTATCTGCAAGTATGACCGCATCTATAGTGAATGGTTGGGTGTGCGTGAGTCTATCCGCAAAACATCTATTAAGCCTTCGGGTACTGTGTCTCTTCTTGCAGGCTGTACTCCTGGTTGTCATTACCCAATTAGGAACTGTTACATTAGAAGGGTTAGATATTCTTCTTCCCATCCAGACCTTCAAGCGATTAGGGATGCTGGTTATCCTGTCGAGCCGATGCTTGTAGGCTACAAGTCTGACGAACACACAATGGTTGTAGAGTTTCCTGTGTTAGGGGACGATAAGGTTAGGACTGTAGACCAAGTTTCGATTGAAGAGCAAATGCATGTTGCTGCTTTTCTTCAAGAACATTGGGCCGATAACTCTGTATCTGTAACCATAACATTTGACCCCGAATCCGAGGGGCATAAAATACCAGCCCTGTTAAAAGAATACCAATACAAATTAAAAGCTGTAAGTTTTCTTCCTGCTACACCAGAAGGAGCTTACCCCCAGATGCCTTACGAAAGCATTACCATGGAAGAGTATAAGAAAAGGGTATCGGTACTTAAGGTTATTAAGTGGCCCGAACAAAAGTCCCACGACATGAATGATGTTGGGTGTGATGGTGTTGCGTGTGAACTTGTTGGTTTAACTAAAGAGGATTAAATATGAGCATGTTTGGTAACGGAATGGGCGGTATGAATAGTGGGATGAATCCCAATATGATGGGTGGTCAGGGAATGAACCCGAACATGATGGGTGGTCAACAAGGCATGAACCCCAACATGATGGGGGGACAGAACCAAGGCCCACCTCCATTAAGATATAGAAAGTTTAATGCCGCCGCTAAAGGCCCTTTCAAAACATATGCTTCCGATGCTGGGTTTGATTTGTCTGCCTTGACAGATGGGCAATTGTTGCCTGGTCAGTTTGGAGTCAAGGTTTCTACTGGCATTGGGTTTGAATTTCCTCAAGGACTTTTTGGTGTAATTAAGGATAGGTCATCATTAGCGTCTTTGGGGATTATTACTTCGGGTGGGATTATCGACACTGATTATCGTGGAGAGATAATTGTTATTCTTTCTAACTTGAATCAAAAAGAAGAATTTAATTACAAAGCTGGTGACAGGATTGCTCAGTTATTAATCCTGCCTAGTGGGACCTTTTCTTTTATTGAGTCAGTTGATACAGCGCCTTCTATGGAAGGTTCCCGTAACACTGATGGGTTTGGGTCTACTAATGCGCCGCAGTAAGTTTGGTTTGTTCAGTCTGATGCTTGTTATTTTAATGGGCATCTTTTTACTCATGGAGTTTAGGTAATGAAAAAGAGTTTGTCTAAGAAGGTTTTGACCAAGAAGCTTTCTGCTGTTAGCACTAAGAGCACAGCTTTAGTTCCTGTTATCACACAGGAATCTTTAGGTGATGCAATCTTCCAGTTTAGTGCATACCTTTCATTTCCCGATGGTGGTGGTCTTAGTTTCCAAGCTCCTAGTTTGGTTAAGGATTCAAAGTCGCTCAATACCGAACAGTTGTTGAAGGCTCTTAGGGCTAACGTTAAGCATCTTGAGAACTTACTTGCCAGTCAAATGGCTCTTCGAAACGGGTAAGTTTTAATGCGAAGGCTATACTTAGGGATTGATCCGGGGCTTAAAGGGGGGTACGCACTAACTGATCCTGCGGGTGATGTTTATGAAGCGGCCCCTCTTCCTATTTTAAAGACCTCCGGTAAAAGTTCTTTATATATACATGCCTTTAGTTGCATGCTTAAGTTTTTTAAAAACGAAGAAGAAGATACTACGATTGAATGTGTTATAGAAAAAGTACATTCCATGCCTCGTCAAGGTGTAGTGTCTACTTTCACTTTCGGTAAAAACTTTGGTAGCTTGCTCGGTGTATTAATCAGTTTAGAGATTCCAACGGTAGAGGTTACACCTCAGGTTTGGAAAAAGATTTTATTTGGTTACACATCTTCTGATAAGTCAAAGTCTATTGATTTTGCTTTATCTCTACTTGATAGGTCGGAAGACTTCATTCACATCAGAAGGGGTGGTAAACCCCACGATGGAGTTGCAGAAGCGATTTGTATTGCTGAGTATGCCAGACGTGAAAAGCATCTTTTTAAAACAGGAGGTTTACATGACTCTTGAAGGTGAAGGACTAAGCGACGAAGAGCGTGAAGAAATG